ATCTGAATAGTTTAATAATTTCTTAAAATGAAGAAGTCCATCACTAAATGAATAAATCGATTCTGTCCATTGCTGAATAATATTTTGCGGAACAACAATAAGATTGTTTTTAAGACCTGATTCATAAATATGACCAAGAATGCTATATGTTTTACCTGAACCTGGTTTATCGCTCATAATACCAAAAGGAACCATATTGAATGCTTCAATTTGCTGAGCTTTGTGTATAGATGCCAATTGATGATCTTTTAATTGTATATTGATATTTTTGGGTTGATTTATTTTAGGGGATGTATTTTGAATTAAATTATTTTCATGAATAAATTGCATGAATATATTTTAAAAAAAGAAATTCATTATGTAATTATAACTTACTTTTTAGAAGTCGTTTTCTTTTTAGTAGTGGTTTTTTTAGTTGTTGTAGGTTTTTTAGCAGGATTTTTGGTGGTTGTTGATTTTTTAGTAGTTGTGGTAGGTTTTTTAGCAGGTTTTTTGGTGGTTGTTGATTTTTTAGTTGTGGTAGGTTTTTTAGTTTCAGTTTCAGTTGTAGGTTTCCACGATTTAGCTAAATACTTTTTATAACCCATTTCTGTTTTTGGATTCCACTGTTCTATATAATATCCTTTTTTGTCTTTACATACATCACTTCCATCTTTCCATGAATCATAAACTATTTTACCATTAGACTTACGTTTAATAGTAGTTGTTTTTTTCTTAACTGGTTTTTTGGTGGTTGTAGTTTTTTTAGTTGTGGTAGGTTTTTTAGCAGGTTTTTTGGTGGTTGTAGTTTTTTTAGTTGTTGTTTTCTTGACAGGTTTTTTGATGGATGTTGATTTTTTAGTTGTGGTTTTCTTGATAGGTTTTTTGATGGATGTAGTTTTTTTAGTTGTTGTTTTCTTGATAGGTTTTTTAGATCCACCAGCTACTACTACTTGTTGTTGTTCTAAGATTTGTATTTTTTCAAGGAAACATTTAACATTAGAATTATTTGAATTATTTGAATTATTATTTTTTTGTTGAATATTATTAAAATTAAAAACATTAGTATTTTTGACTGTTTTTACAATTGCTTTTAATATATCAATAGTAGGGGCATAAATAGCAGCATCACGAGCTACAACAATTTTATTATCAATACCAATACCAGCAGCAGCAATATTAGTAGCAGTAGTAGCAGCAGTATGATCAATAGCATCAATAGCAGCAATAGCATAAGCAGCAGCATTAGGATTATCATCAGTAGCAGTAGTATAAGCTTTAACGGCATCATCATGAGCTTTAATAGCAGCAGTATGAGCATCACGAGTACCAGCATTAGTAATTGTTACACTAGCACGAGCAGTTTCTAAACGATTTTTAGCAACTATTTGTACTGCTTGTGTTGCTAATTTAATAGCATTAACAGCAGCAACACGATAAGTATTAGGATCAGCACGAGCCTCAGTAACAACATGAACAGCACTATTAGCATCAGCAATAGCATTAGGATAAGCAGTAGCAATAGTTTTAGCAGCATTAGCAATAGCAAAAGCAATAGAAATAGTACATTCATTAGCAATTGTAGCAGCATCCTCAGCAGCAGTAGCAGCATAAGTAGCGTTAAGATTATTAGGATTATTAAGATTAGTGACAACAGTACGAGCAGTATCAGCAGCATTAGCAGCAGCATAAGCAGCAGAAGCAGCAAGTTGTACCAATTGAAATCCATTAATTCCTTCCACAATAAATTTCTTAATTTTAGTTATAATTATATTTAACATATCAGGTCTTTGATTATTAATTTTTTCTAAAGACTTTATTAAAGTATTAACATCGTTATAGGTTGGTCTGAATTCTAATGCTATTTCTAACCAATATCTAATATCAGTGAAAGCAACTTCATCAGTTTGTTCACGTTCATTTATTATTTCTTGATTTGCTTGATCTAAAAATGATAATAACTTTATTTTTAGATTTTTAAAATTAGTGACTGTACGTCTTTTTACATATTTTTGTAATGTTTTTTTTAATAATGAATTTACATATTTATTAGTTAATAAATCAGCAACAGGAGAATAAAATCTATAACCTGAATTGATTTTAGTATACTTTATTTGTGTCTCATTAATACATTTTTTAGTAAGAGTTATTAATAATTTTTTTAATAATTCATTTCTGTTTTCTTCAGAAGCGGTGGCTAAAATATCAAATTTATTGAGAGCAATATTACGAGCTGGTTCATTTTTAATTGAAGTATATAAATTTTTTATAATTGTATTAGTATCAACTATTTCATCACCTATTTCAGCAAATAATTCTGTTATAATTGAATCTAATTGTAGCTTTACTTTATTATTATTTAAACCATTAATTAAAGGTTGTTGTGCTGCTGGTAATGCTGCTGGTGCTCCTGATGCTGATGCTAATGCTGCTGCTAATGCTGCTGCTAATGCTGCTGCTAATGCTGAAAATTTTTGAAGAACAAAAATGTAATAAAAAAATTTTCTTTTTTCATTTAATTTTTCTTTTAAACCAATCATAATATTATTTGTTTGTTTTCCAACTTTACCTTGAAAAATTAATTGAGATTCATTTATTTTTTTAAATTTAGTTGTTTTGTTTATAAATTGTGTAGCGTCTATTTTAAATGTATGTTTTTTATTACCAGTTATTGTTCCAGACCATATTTGAGAATTATTAGTAAAATAATAATCAATATCTGACATCTTAACCCTTAACTTAGCTACAGGATTCTTATCATTAAAATCATTTATACTATAATTTGGATACATAACTGTTAAATACTGATTATTTAATGTAGCTGTAGATTTTTTAAATTCATAAAAATGAATAAATTTAAAAACAGCTTTGGTTTCTTCAATTAAAACAAAATCAATATATTCTCTATATTTTTTATTTATTTCTACTATAGGTTCTGGAAAATTTTTAATATTAATTTTACCAATAGGTACTTCTTTATTTCTTCCAAATATACTTTTTTTAGTATCAGTACCATATTTTATTATATTATATCCATTTTTGATTGTTATTAATTTTATTTGTGGGTCAACTGATATTTTTTCACTAGGAGAACTTAATGCACCCCATACTCTCATGGATAATGAACTCATACTCATATTTATATTATACAATCACAAAAAAAATTAAAAAAATTGAAATAAATTCAACTTAATATAAAAACAATGAATATAACAACGATTGAAAAATTAGAAGAATGGGAAATAATATTCAACTCTCAAAACTCTATATATGTTGAATTTAATAGTACTCATTTACAAGAATGGGTACCCAATGAAAAAACACCTAATCAAATTAAAAGTGTCATTCAAGATATTCAAGAATGTTTAGAAAAGCATTTTTCTAAAATGACACATTGTCAAATACGATTTAGCCATGAACAAAATAAATCTTTTAAGATTGAAATTGGAAATATGACTATTAAAGATCCAGAAAATGATAATCTTTATCGAGTATTCAAAGAATATTTTGAAGAAGTAAAAGAAAATTAAATTAATTTAAAATATTATAAAAAATTCTATCATTATTTATGTGTAGTGTCAATCATGATTTAAAAGCTGTATTTATTCACGTGCATAAAACCGCAGGGACGACTTTAGCCATGACTTTAAAAAAATATTATGGGTTTGAAACCTTTTATTTACGACGTCCAGACCATCAAATTTTTTGTTTTGATAAAAAAAAGAAAAAGTACATTAATTTCGAAAATCGTGTGCATGGAATTCTTAATTATTATAAAACGTCATCTTTTATAAATAAAAAAATGAAAATGAACCCTCAAAAATGGGCATCTTATACTAAGTTCTGTTTTGTACGCAACCCATATGACCGGATTGTAAGTGCTTGGAATCATGTTAATCGATTTCAAATACCATTTGAACATTTTCTGAATCTTAAACAAACAGTCAATGACGTTGAATATATGCATATGTTTATGCCACAGCACCGTTCAATGATAAATGAAAAAGGGAAAACAGCAATTAATTTCATAGGTAGATTTGAACATTTAGAAGATGATTTTCAAAAAATTCTCAAATTAATAGGAATAAAAAACATTTTACATAATCACGAACATAAATTAAATTCTCGACCTCATGCACATTTTTCTACTTTTTATAATTCTCAAGAAGCATTAAATAAAGTAAATGAAATAATGAATGAAGATTTTCAATATTTAGAATATGAAAAAATCAACAATATTGAGGATTTTCAAAATAAATATAATACTAATAATAATGTTGAACAAACTTCCGAGTGAATGTATATTAGAAATAGTTGAATATTTATATAATCATGAAATCATGGATTTATTATTACTTAGCAAAGAAATAAATAAATTATTACCAATAAACATTATTGAAGAATATATGAGTTATCGAACACATCCTCTTGTTTTTAATAAAAATGATATTTATTGTGTAGTGTGTAATCAGGGAATAATATTTTATAATGAAGATGAAAAAATAGAACACATAATTTGTAATCATGAATAAAATTGATTCTTTTTTTTTTAGTTATAAATAATAGAGATGAATGATTCAGAACATTCAGAACATTCAGATCATTCAGATCATTCGGTTGATTTTGAGTTTAGACATCCATCAGAAGTAGAATTTAGTAATCCACGATTAAGTAGTCGTCGAAAAAACATTTTTCAAAATAATAAACAAAAAAGACGAATAAGTCCCACAGATTTACAACAAGAAAATATTGAAAGAGAGATCCCTAAGAAAAAATGGTGTTATTTTTATTAAATTTAATGAATTCATTATAAAAAAATATATTGATTTAAATCATGGATAAAACAAAAAAAATAAATAAAAAAAAAACTCAACTAAAAACTCAACTAAAAACTCAACTAAAAACTCAACTAAAAACTCAAATAAAAAACCAAAAGAAACAAACAAGAACTCAATCTAAAAAATTATCAAAAACTGATTTACATTTTTGCGAAACCAATAATAAATTATTCAAGAAGATTTATTTATTTTTAAACAATCCAAAAAATATGCAAATAACGATGTATTATATACGTTTATTACATCATCCTAAAGCAAAACCTCTTGTATTAGAACAATTAAAAGAACATAAAAATGAAATTAAAAGTATGTTAGAGAATTTTCGTGTTATATTAAGTTTTTATAAACAAAACAATAAAATATTAAAATCAGAGATAGGTCATTTTATCATGTATTATGAATATCATTTAAATGAAACAAAGATGAATTGTAGTAAAGATTATTTACAATTTTTCTATACATTATTAGCTTATCCAAAATTATTTTCTTTACTTAAAAATATATTTTATATATTAAGTGATTATCGCGCATGCTTATATTTTGCTAGTCCTCATATTTCAATGAATAAATCAAATCTTACTACAATTCAACCAATAATTCAAAAATTCCGTTCAAATCAAACCATGCTTTTTTCAATGATTACAGGGCTCTATCCTGGTGATAATTGTCCATGGGGATCTCCATTTTACACAGGTGCTTATAATTGTTTTGAATCATTAATACAACTCAAAAAGTTTTATAAACAACCATTGAAGGAATTAAAGATAGAATTCAACTATACAAAAAAGCATCTTAATATTCATCAAAAAATAGAACAATTATATAATGTTAAATTAAATCAAAAACAAAAAGTAAATAATAGCACACAATTTATAATATTTATGAAAAAATTAGGTTATGATTTATATCAAGTAGTGGATGCTCTTTTTGAGATGGTGTATGAAAAACCTATTTTTAAAAATATACAAGATTGTTTTATTGTAGATGCTAAAAAAATTTATCATCAAAAGAAAAACTATGAATATGGTATTAAAATATTTATTCTTGTAGAAAATAATCTTATAAATAATATCAATTGTTTTGATCATTTTAGATTTTAAATCAGAAATATTATATTTTATATAAGTATGGATTATAATCTATCTCAAGATAAATATGATGAAATTTTCAGTTATTATCAAAAAGGAGAGTACAATAATATAGAATCAATAATAGCGTTTGGTGATATTCATGGTGATTTAGTTGCATTTAAAAGTTGTTTAAGAAAAGCGAAACTTATTAATAAAAATGATATTTGGATAGGAGGGAATGTACATGTTGTTCAAGTAGGAGATGTTCTTGACCGTAAACCAAGACATGATGATCATAGTGACGAAGATTCTGAATTTTTAATTATTAGTTTTATATTAAAATTACAAATAGATGCTTATTTATCAGGTGGTGGTTATCATCCAGTAATAGGTAATCATGAATTAATGAACATATTAGGTATATTTGATTATGTAAGTTCAATGGGAATGAGACATTTTAAAAATTTTAATGAACGTAAGGATTATTTTGCTCCAGGTAATCAATTTTGTCAATATTTAGCATGTGGTTGGAATGTAGCAATAAAAATCAATCAATGTTTATTTTGTCATGGAGGTATATCAAAAAGTATTGCAATGAAATATTCAATTCAGGAAATAAATGAGAAAATGCGTTCAAGATTATATTCAAAAAATAGTAATTTATATGAAGCAGAATTTCAAAATTTATTTATTGCTGAATATAGTATTTTATGGAGTCGTACTTATTCAGGAGAAATACAAGAGTCGCCAAAAATATTTGATCAATTAAAATTTGTATTAAATAAATACAATTGTAAATATATGATACTAGGTCATACACCTTATAGTGATGGTATTAAATTAAAATACAATGGACATGTCATTTGTGTAGATACAGCAATGAGTTGTGCTTTTGGTAAAAAGAAAAGTAATAATGAACGTATTCATTTTATTGAAGTTATAAAAAATAAAATATTTATAAAATAAATTAAAATCAATCTTAAAAATAAATATCAAACTATATAATAGATTGATGTTAATGTTAATAGTAGAAAATTATGGATTTTTTATACTATTAATAGTTGTGATTTTCATTTTATTTTATTCTCATAATAAAAAAGGAATATGTTTAAGTAAATCTATTAAAGAGGGGTTTGGTTCTCAATATATTGAAGATTTTCAAAACAATCAACCTTTTAACATAGCAGATAATAATTATTTAGATTCATGTCAAAGAATGAAAGATTATTTATTATTACAAAAAACAAAAAAACGATTTGAGTTACCATTTAATTGGAATAATGAAGGATATGCTTCATTTGGTCCAACACCATTAGTACCTTTACAATCGATGCCAACATTAAATTTTCATGCTCCTTATGGACCAGAAAAAGACAAATGTTGCAATAAACAAGGATAAATATTTTTTTTATTCAACATTTCAAACCATCCTAAGGATAATCAAAATACATATATCTCATGATGAAATGGTTTCCAATCATTGTTATTTTTATAATGATTCATGTTTGGTGCTTTTACTTTCATATTAAGTATCAGAATTTACTTTTACAATTTCTTTTAATTCTACATGATTTTGAAGATATGTTCTAAAAACATTCAAATCTTCTTTTGATATATCATGTATATTAAATATAAACGTATTCTGAGTTAAATAATAACAAGTATGGATCAAAGATTCTTGTAGAATATCATCTTCTATACTATCAAATATATGATATTGTATATTTTTTTCATTTCGATCATCAATAACCACAACCTTTTCTGTAAAATCCCATGAATCTTCACGATTTCTAAATAAAATTTGAGTACCATCATGATTTCTATTTCTATTTTTTCGCATATCTTTTCCTGTTCTTCTTCGATTCATCATTTTCGTTTAATAATAAAATATAAATAATAAAAAATCAATTTTTAAAATTTTTATTTTATTTGAATAAATTGAATGATTTGTTCAATTTAGTCGGTATAATTGATTCAAAAAAAAAAATAAAGGATATGTGTTACAATCAAAAGGGTAAATTTTTTATCTTGTTTTTTTTCAGATTTAATTTTTAAAAAAATATCAAAAATTGATTTAAATATCCATTATTAATTATATTATAATAAATGAGTTCTTTTTTAAAAATATTTGAAGTAAATGAAGCATGTAAGGATAAATTAGAAGAAAGTCAAAAATCATATACGTTTCCATTTCATTTGGATGATTTTCAAGAAGCTGGTTGTGCTGCTATTGAAAAGCAAGAAAATGTATTAATTACAGCACACACGGGTTCAGGAAAAACAGTATTAGCCCTTTACGGTATTGGTTGGGCAATAAAAAACAATAAAAAAGCAATTTATACGTCACCTATTAAATCACTATCAAATCAAAAATATTATGAGTTTGTACAAAATTTTGGCATGGATTCGACCATTGGTATTATGACTGGGGACATAAAAATAAATAGCGATGCGCAAATCATGGTTATGACGACTGAAATATTACGTAATTTACTTTATAAAGATAAACAATTAGATGGTTTAAAAAGTACATCACTCATCAATTTTGATGATGTAGGTGTAATTATTATGGATGAAGTTCATTATATAAATGATCCAGATCGTGGAAAAGTGTGGGAGGAAGTTTTAATGATGAGTCGTCCAGAAACTACTTTAATTATGTTAAGTGCTACTTTAGACAGACCAGAACAATTTGGTTCATGGATTGGTGAAATAAAACAAAAACCAATACATTTAATAAAAACAAGTCATCGTGTTGTGCCATTAAAACATTATTTTTTAAAAGATTATGAATATGAAGATGAAGAAACTGGTAAAAAGAGATTAAGATGGGATTATGTGGAAATATGTAATAATCATCATGTATTTAGAAATTATGATCAAATAAAACATAAATTTAAGAGATATGATGTATCAAAGACGACAAATTTATTGGTTGAAAAGATGAACATAGATGGTCATTTACCTGCTCTTTTTTTTGTATTTTCAAGGAAAAAGTGTGAGCAATTATCTCATAGTGTGAAAATATCATTATTAAATCACGAAGAATTAAATGAATTAACACAAATATTTGAACAAACAATGTTAAAATATAAGTCTACATATGAACATTTAGAACAATACAATGATGTATATAAACAAATACAAAAAGGGGTTGCGTATCATCATTCAGGTATGATACCAATATTGAAAGAGATTGTCGAAATTCTATTTTCAAAGGGTTTAATCAAAGTATTATTTGCGACGGAAACATTTGCGATTGGTGTGAACATGCCAACAAAAACGGTTATATTTAATGATTTACAAAAATTTGATAATAATGGACGTCGTTTTTTACGAAGCGATGAATATAATCAAATGGCAGGACGTGCTGGTCGTCGTGGTTTAGATAGTTTTGGAAACGTCATTTTAATGCCTACATTTGATTTACCCAGTGAAAATATGATGAAACAATTAATGAGTGGTAAAAGCCCACATTTAAACTCTAAATTTCAACTGAATTATCAATTTATTTTGAAAACAATTATTAATAGCGAGTTTGACATCAATGATTATTTAGAAAATACATTTTTCAAACAAGAGAAAAATAAATTCAAAGTAGGTGATTTAAATAGAAAAAAAGAACTTGAGAAAAAATTAGAAAACTATTATAATATTGATGATAAAATGAAAATTATATTTGATAGAATACAAGAAATAGAAAATAGATTTAAAAATACATATATCAAGATTAAAAACAAAGAAATGTCTAAATTAAATAATGAATTAAGGAGTTTAAAAGATATAAAGAATTATCCTATACATGAGACTAAATATAAAGAATATTTAAATATTAAAAAGGATTTAGATGATATATGTCAATCATTATGGAATATTGATTATGGAATGTTACAAAATATGGATAATATGAAACAATTGTTAAATAAAAATGAATTTTTAGACATAAGTGGAAATCCCACTCAGAAAGGTCTTATTAGTAGTTGTATTAGTGATGTCAATGAATTAGTATTAGGTGAAGCAATAAACAATGGATTATTTGACAATCTTAATTTTGAGGATATAATTGGATTATTATCATCGTTTATTAATGAGAAAGACCCAAATTCAGAAGAAAAATATTTAGGGGAGCTTGATATTTCACCTCAATTAAATTATGCATTGAAACAATTGAATGATATTAATGAAAAATATATGGATCAAGAATCAATGTTTGATATAAATATTAAAACAGATTTTCAACTTTATTTAGATTTTATAGAACCATCTGTATTATGGTCATCTGGAAAAACATTAAAAGAAGTATATGAAAAAATACAAATATATGAGGGTAATTTTGTAAGGGCAATTTTGAGAATAAGTAATATTTTAATGAATATAAAAGATTTGTTTGAATTTTTAGGAAAACATGAAACATTAAAGAAAATAGAGAATTTTGAAGAAAAATTACTTCGAAATGAAGTATCTGTAAATTCTATTTATGTAAATGGGTTATAAACTATTTTTAATAAAAACAACTTAAAGAAGAATCATCAATACAATATGTTATAATGGAAGTTAATCGTTGTATAGCATATACAAATAAGAATAAAAAATGTCGTTGTAAAATACCAAGTAATCAATTATTTTGCAGTGAAGAACATTATCCTATAAATAAAGAATTAGTAAATGAAGGTTGTTTTATGTGTTGTGAAAAAATAAATAGTACGAAAGAACTATATTATTTTAGATGCAAACATGCATTTCATAAAGAATGTTATGATGAATGGAGTAAAGTTTCAACTTATAATGAAAATATATGCATGTTATGTAGAGGAGAAGTATTAAAAAAACCTATAAAAAAAATAAAAATACGAGATCATGGTGTTTTTAATAAAAATGAATATAAGAAATTAGAGGATATATTAAAAGTAATAAGCATTTAAGTAATAAGTATTTAAGAAATAATTATTAAGTAATAATAGATTAATGAGTTCTATTATTAATTTTCAGTTACAAAATAAATGGTGTTTGTGGTATCATGAATTAAATTCAAATGATTGGGGAATAGACAGTTATCAGAAAATATTAGAATTAAAAAATTACGAAGATTTAATATTTATGTTAAATCAATATGATAATATAAATTGCGGTATGTTTTTTTTAATGAAAGAAGATATTAAACCGATATTCGAGGATGAAAAAAATATTGACGGAGGTTATTGGTCATTACGTGTAAGTAAAAAAGAAACATCAAATTATTGGAAAAAAATAATATATTATTTAGTAGTTGAAGGAATACTTGAAAACGCTGAAGATGAAGAATATATTAATGGAATATCAATTGGTCCCAAAATAAACAATTGTATATTTAAATTATGGAATGGGAATTATAAAAAATTTAATAATTCAAGTTTACGAACAAGTATTGATGTTTTTAAAAACAATGAAATATATTATTTAGAGCACAAAGACAAAGACAAAGACAAAGACAAAGACAAACATAAGCATAAACATAAAAAATAATATTATAAATTGAAAAAATTAGTAAATAGTTCATGCATGAGTTTTTTTGATAATTTTCAACTTCTCTTCAAGCATTTCTTTTTGTTTTTGGATAATCTGTATCTCATCAAAGCGTGCAAGGTCCAATTCCTTCTGGGCCTTGATGAAATGCAGATATGTTATCTCTTTCACAAGAGCCCAACGGTCTTTTACAGCTTGTGGTTCATCATCAGAAAGAGGACTATCAAACTCTGAATAAGCTGCCTCAGCATTGTGCACTTTATCTTCGGAATCTTTAATTCGGTCATAAATGACCACCGACTTTTTTTTTTTATTAACGACAATATTACGTGCACCATCTTGTTCTGCTTTTTCCTTGCTTTCGTAAATCTTCACGAAATACTCTACCGCGCCTACTGCCCAGTTATTACGCGAAGGGTCTGCTTTATTTCCGTGAGGCTTTCCAATAATCCCTGCGTCTTGACGAAGCTTCGTAATGGCTCCAGCTTCAGTCAGTTCATCAATAGAACGAGCATATCCAGGTACAAAATCAGACATTTTAACTTAAAGTTAACCTTAAAGTTAATGTATTTATATTTAGGTATCGATTTTTTTTTTGTTTATTTATTAAAGAATATATACATTATATATTTATATATTTAGATGTTAAAAAGTGTAATAATTATTTATATTAGTACTTAATGTACTATAAATAATATTATTTATTCAAAAATTAATAAAAAATATAAATTTTTTATTAATTATTTTAAATTCAAAAAAAATAAAGATATAAAAATAAAATTTAGTTTTCAATCTTGGGCGCTAATGCAAGTTTAAGACTTCCTAAAGATCCTACCGTAAATTTAATAACAATAGGAAAATTATTTTTCATATACATCTCAATGGATTGACACAGATTTGTACATTTAGTAAAGAGTACCAAATGTTTCAAGTTATAATACCCTTGAATAATATTTTCTTCACCACATGATTTAACAAATGTCAAACCACTATCTGTTTCTCCCATAATCGTTTCTTGTGTCGCAAAATCACCTTTACATGAGAAAATCAATTGACTTCCTACACTTTTAATTTCAATAATATCAGTCAAATTACTCATATCACGACATATTTTATTAAATTCACCACTTGGCATAGTAATAATAGACTCAAATTGTGCTGGTGGAATTTGATACGATGTTTCATCCACTTCAATTAGATTTAAATAATAGGTAGTCAATGTATTTTTCTCACCATTTTCAATACGAATACCCAATTGATTAATATTATCTTCTTCAATAAATAATGTCAACGCATCATTATTTGTTAATGTACGTAGAAGCTTATATAAATTAAGTACATTAATACCTACAAATATTTTGTGCTTACAGTAAAAATACTCAAAATTTTCTTTTTCGAGTTTTAAATGAACTAAAATTGTATTTGATGGGTCAAGTGTAATGATTTTTAGACCTTTTTCATTCCATTCAATATTTGCATCAGTTAATATTTCTTTAAGAGCTTCATTACATTGTTTAATTGCTCCTGTTTGAACAGTTTTAGCTTCGACTATTTTTTTAGACATTTCTTATATTTATTATTGTGCGTTTATTCTTTAAGTTAATTTCTTTTCTAAATGAAACGCACTTCAAAAAAAAAAAAAATTGAATTTAATTTTTAAAAAAAAAATAATTATAAATAAAATATGAGAGATATTATAAAAGTTGTAAAAGAAATGAAGGGTGTTATTCCCAGAATATGTGATAAAAAATTTGACATATTAAAAAATCAAATGGATTCTTTGCTTGATACGTTATTTTATACAGCACCTGAAATATTAAATTCAAAATATTATTGGTCTATACTTCAATCTTATGTAAATGAATCAATTAAAGAAAGCGATTGTGAAAATAATATATGGGTACAAAATTTTATTGATATTTTTACAGGTAATGTACAACACGAACCTTAACCTTACGTAAAAAAAAATATAAAAATATAAAAATATAAAACAATCCTTATTATAACTAAAATTTCAGTTCAAAGTCTTCATTTTGAAGACACATTAATTTAAGTTCATGATTTTCAATAAATTGTGTATAATAAATACTAAATCGTCCTAATACTTGAATAATACTATTCATAAATTCGTCATCAAAATCACATTCAATAATATTTAATTCTGTTTTTTCACGTCCTTTGAGTGCTTCAACTAAGAATCCTTTAGGTGCTCCCCATAAATATAAATAACACATAAGTTGAACTTTTTCATAATCACGTAATTCTAAAAATAGTTTTTTCATGCGATTTTTTATTTCAATAATCGCACCATCTGTGCTTCGAATTCCGTCAATTTTACCCCCAATTTGAATAGTAAACCCATGTTCTGTATCATCAATAATTGTTTTTTTAATAAATAAATCATCTTTTTTAATAACACAATTCATTTTATGTTCCAATATTTTCGTAATAGGTTCTTCATTTTTAATACCAAAATTAGTATTGGATAAATTCTTAATAGATTCTGTTATTTCTTTCTTTTCTTTGGCATCTAATTTATCCACTTTTTTTAGTAAATTTTCTTTTGCTTTATCTAAGTCTTTTACATTTTTTGAATGATAACATTTATATAAATCATTTTGTAAATGTAAATTATTTTTCTTAGAAATCTTTTCAAAAACAGTTTTATCTGTTTTTATTTCAAATTGTGCTAATTCTTGATATTTCAGAAAATCATCTTTATGGGTTTTTTTCCAAAACTCTATTAAATAATCTCTTTGAGACTGAAATTTATTATGGCCTGTTAAAATGGCTATTTGACTAATTGTGTAAACAAGTTTCATTATATATATATTCATACTCTTAAAAAAAAAATTCAATTTAACTGAATTTTTAAATAAATAAAAATGTCAATATTATATGTAAAAAATATTATAATATTATTTTTTTTACGAAAGTTTATGGTAGGATTAAAATTATATAAACAAAATATCATTTAAAAATATAGATACAAGGATTATTATAAAGATTTCAAATATAATGAATGAGTTCAAAGAACTTAAATCAAATTTTGAAAAAAAAAATAAATTTAATGATATTGCTCGTCAATTAATGAATAAGGAGACTATTGAATTAGGTAAATCGATTATCGATATATTAAAATGTGAATCATATTTAAATGCACGTGATTTATTATCAGTATTTTTGCTTCATAAATTCCCAAAAGATACATTAGGGGATCTTAGTATAGATACAAATAAAAATGTATATGATAGTATAGATACTTTACTTAAAAGTAATTTTCAAGATAACGAATCTTTTAAAATAAAATTAATTAAATTTGTTTATTATTTCAAAGATTGGAAGAAAGAAGATTTATCAGTACTAAAAACTCAATTATTTAATGAATATCATCAATTAACAGTAGATATTGCGAATTGCGAAGAAGAAGAAGAAAAAGAAGAAAAAAAAATAATTTTTGAAGAAACACAAAAAAAAATACTTGAGTGTGCGCAACAAATTGGCGGAATAGAATTTGTCAATGAAATTCAATCTTATAAACCAATACTTATTAATACTCAAGATTTACAAGAGCAATATGATAAAGCTTATTATGATGTATTTGTAAAAGAATTTGAAGAAAAAAAATATGAAAAAACAGTAGGTCTTCTTGAATTTATAAAAAAAACATTAAAGGCACTTAAACCATCTGAAGCAATGAATCTTGAAAAGAATATAGATATACCTTATATACACCATAAACTTAATTTTAATAAATTTTCGAATACAATGGGAGTGGAATTATTTGATTATATATTAGATGTAATTAAAATGGTTCAATCATCGGCAAATGATAAACAACTTGAAAAAATAAAAGCTGAATTAAAAATAAAAGAAATATTTTTACCAGATATATTGATAAAACTCATGGGTTTAATTACAAATATAATACATGATTTAGAAAATCTTCAATCATATATGAAAAAAAAATAATAATAAATATTTTTAATAATATTTTTTAAGTACAAATTTTACTGCTTTTTTCACTTTTATTTTTTGATTTTATTACAACCTCTTTTTCATTTTGATAATCATGAATAGATAATTTAATAATTTGATTATAATGTTTTTTAAATAATTGATTTATAAATATATATGCATCATCGATTTGTTGAACAAGATTTCCACCTGTAATAATAACAGAACCGGTTTTAAAAATAGCAATCGTTATTTTTTTACAAACATCACTTAAACCACTTAATTTTTTACTTTTTTTATTATTATAACACTCATGCTTACAATTACAACATCCATCTTGAATTTCTTTATTTTCATTCCAAAAATAACCAATAATAAGTCCTCTATATCTTTCTGGATTAAATTTAATAAATATATTTTTCTCAGATTCATTCAAAATATCTAAAAATTTAACTAAATTAATACGATATTGTGTTTTAAAATCACTATTAATCATTGATATACTAAATTTATCAATATATGATTTATCAATATTTTTTTGATAAGAATTTACTTTTTCTTGATGATAATTCAACAATTTATTATAACCTAATTCATTTAATTCGGTTTGTGAATACCATCCGTCGTCAAAACATTCATCATTCCAATATACCTGGTATTTAAATTCTTTTTTATATACTTGAACCAAATAAATACCATCAATAATTTTAAATTTTTTAAGTTTATGCTTGATTTCAATAAATAATTTATGTTTGTTTTTTTCTTGTTCTGATATAATATTCATAATTATATCAAATATGCTTTCATCTAATTTATAATTATCCAATAACATTTGAATATGTTCTATATATTCATTATCTTCTACATTTTTCTTTGAAAATAATGTATTAAATTTATGAATAATAGATTCTTTATCTTCATTTTCTAATTCATTTATTTTATCTATTTTACAAATATTATAAATAATTATATTACATTTGTGTTGATCAAGTAAATCCTCAAAATCTTCAAATATATCTTCTTTAGTAATAAATGTTTTTAATTCTTTTATATTTTTTTTAATATTTGATTTATTAAGAATTATTTTGACATCATTTAATATTTTTGAACTATTAATCTGAATTTCTGTTAAAATATTCTGAATATCATCTTTTATTAATATATCTTGTAATTCACTTTTATCATGTAAAAATATATTATCCTGTTTTTTTAGTTCTTCAAGAAGAAAAACACAAGCATCATGTCCATCGCTTTCTTTTTTAGCACCTGTTAAAGAAATTTTTCCATTGTTGAATAATTTTATATTGACTATTTTATGTGTAGGTCCACCTTTTACTAATATTGAACAACTATTGTAGAAATGCTCAATTTCTTTTTTATTTTTTTTGTCTTTTTGCTTTCCTTGTTTTTTTAGTGAATTATTTTCTAATAAATGTAAATGATTATACATTAACATAATATCTTCTTTATTAGATATATCAATAGCTTCTCCATAAAAATTTATATAATAATCTCTATTTTTCTTTTTTTTAAATATATCATCAAATCGTAAAATCATATTTTCAACTTCAATTCCTTGAATAAAATAATCTGTTTTTTCAAAAATATGATTTTCAATTATTTTTTTAGAAATAAAAGATACAACATTTGCTAAATTAATATTTGTTAAATCATTTAAAATACATTTAGCGGAACGTGTTGAAATTATAAGTGGTGTGGGTATAGGTATATCATTATTTTCTATTTTTTTTTCAAAATTTAAGTAATCTTGAAGTTCTTCATTTTCATTAATATCATAATCTAAGTTATTAAAATTAAGGTCTTCGAAATATTCGGTCATCTTTCATATATATTTAATGTATTTCTTTTAAGTTCAATTTTTTTAAATATTTAAAAATTAATCTGAAATGGTATAAGGGTATAATGAACGTGAACGTGAATCAATTTTAAATTTTTTCATATCAGGAGAAAGTTTTAGATCTTTTTCTATATTTACACATTTAGCACGACCGTATCCAGGAAGACAATCATAACCATTAATATCAGCAAAAACGTTATTTTCGGGAATATCTAACATTTCTTTGCATTCATTTATAAAATTTCCTGTTTCAATATTTTTACAATCTGTAAATTTATTATAATCATTGATTTCTTTATTATTTGTAAATGTAAATGGACTTAATCGGGGTAACGTTTGATCACTTCTTAGATTACAAATACCTCTTACTTTTGTAGTATCGCTTTCACCATTATTTAAATAACAACTACCATCTATTCCATGTAATTTTTCAGAGACTCCAGCAGAATTTATATTATAACCATTTGGTCTTGAACTATTTTTAATAGTATCTGGCATATATTGATTACATAATGCATCAAAATCGAGTGTTTTATCAAAACAATCAGTTGAAAATGTATTTTTACCTGTATAATTTTTACCATTAAAATACATTTTTTTACATATTACTTTTACACCATTTTCATATGCTGGTACACATTCTTCTATTTTTTCCACACCAAATTGACTACCAAAACGATTTTTACATACTTGACCATAATCACTGTTTTTTTTTACACATTCAGTTTGATCAGTAGTCACATCACTAACATTTATAGATAGTTGTGTTGAATCAGTACCAGTATCAGAATCAGAATCAGAAGTTCTAAGACCACTATAACTTGTACCTGAAGATGAATCTGTTTTTATTTCTGTTGATTTGTTGGTAGTACTTGATACTGAATTAAATGGTACACATGAACCATCACTTAGACGTATTCCAAGTATATCATTATCTGTCACACAATAATTTGTAGCATAATTACTGTATTTTTCTTGAATCAAATTTAAACTATAAAATATAATAATAATTAAAACACATATCATGAGGAGTATTAAATAATTATTCTTCATCTAAAATAATAAAAGATATTAATTTTATAAATTAATAATTAAAACAATTTAATAACTCCATTTACTTTCATTAAAAGGGGCTATAAGATCACTTGAAAGTTTTTGATTTGAACTACTGTTTTTAGGTAATCCACAGAAATCTTTACCATCATCTGAGCATTCTGCTTTTTTAGGTTTAACAACTGAACCTTTCGGTTTGGTACCATAACAATTTACACCAAATTTAAGTTGTGAATCAGAAAAATATCCTCCATTAAGACCTGGTTTTCCACAGTATTTATCTGAATTTTCTAAGAAATCATCATCTTCACTAAGTGCATCATAAAAACATTTCTGTACGGGATAAAACGCATTTTGTCCTTCACTCCAACCATAAGAACACCAATTTGCACCTGAATTATACGCGTTTGTAACTTCATCTTTTGTTGCTAAACGACCTCCATAAGAAGCACATTTACATTTACTCTGGTCATATGTATATTCTTGGTTTGCTATATGATAAACTTCTTTATTTTGAAGTAAACTTCCTAATTTAGGCGTTATATCTTTTTTAATTAAAGGTTGTGGGGGTATTATTGGCATAGGTTTTTGATAAATAGTACAAACATCACTTGATGAAAAATCAAATAGATATTGTAGAAATGATTTTTTTTCATAGCAATTAATTGTAGAGTAATTATAATAACAAATAAGTACATATATGATCAAAAATATGATGATAATAATCAGAATAATATATAAGATTTTCGGCATTTTTGATGGTATTGCACTATTACTTGAAGTTGATTTAAAATTATTTATTTTATAACTATCCATATATTATATATGTATTTTATTTTTTATTGAAAAATAATAAATTATTTATATTTTTTATTTTATATTTTTTATTTTTTATTTTTTATTTTTTTTCTTTTTTAAGATACATTAAAACATACGCATTTTTAAAAATCTGTTTTTTACCCAGTTCCATATTAAATTTTGATACATTATCATCATTGCATAAAATCCATCCATTTCCTTTTTTTATAACTGATATATAATGTCCAAAGTCAATACTACCACTATGAAGTATAACTCCTGTTAGTTCATAATTACATTCATAACTATCATAACCAAAACAGTATTTTTTAAAATCCAAATTTTCAATAGGAAAATGATATTGATTATTGTTTTTTTTTCGATGTGTGTCGTATTTTTTTAAAGTAATAAATAAATATTTAGGTGCATTTATTATTTTTGTTATTTTAGATACAGTATATTTTTTATGAGTATTTTCGTCTTTTATTTTAGAATCCATTATTTCGTCTTTAAAAAATAAATCAAGATTCTCATATAAATCATTTCCTTCAAATTGAAGTGTTAAATTATTAAAATGATCATATTTTTTAGAAATTAATTTTCCTTTAGTATCATTTTCATTAGATATAAATTGACTATAATACATGCCGTAAAAGAGTTCATTAATAATGGAATATTTTTTATTAAGTATTTTTGACAATTCTTGGATTGACTCAATGACCAATGTATCGATTTCATTTTGAGGATTACCTTCAAAATCTATTTCTACTTCATATTTTAAGGATTCGTGTAAATTGTCTAATATAAATATAAGCATTTCTTGACTATCATGTTGTTCATGTAATCTGAATTCTGGATTCATTTGAATAATACTTTGGAGTAAATTTTTAGTAGTAAGTAGTTTATTATTAACTTTATAATAATCACTAATTAAACTAACAAATTGTTGTACATAAATAATATCTTTTTTATTTAATATGTTATCTTTAATATTTTGATTTAGTTCTTGTGTATATTTTTTTTGAATAAAATAGTCTTGTAGTTCAGGAATATTAAATATAAGTTGTAAACAAGCGTTTAAGTAACATGTATTACCTAAATTAACAAAACCATTTTTATAATGAGACATAATATATATATGTATATGTTTATTATTTTAAATAAAAAAAATCGAAACTTAATATAAATTATATTTATTACCTTTACCTGAATTCGCATAAACTATGCCCTATTCTTCATCTTCCCCTGTTATCGACAAATATTTTAACATTATTAAAATCATCAATCCTGACTATTTTAGTGATAACTCATCAAATGTTAAGTCATCAAGAACTAAATCAGTTGTGAAAAAGGATGATAGGAATCGTGCTAGAAAGTCTTGTGTGAATGGTGCCACAAAGCCTGATAATAAGGTCATAAGGGCTAATTGAATAAGTAATATTTATTAATAATTATAATTTATTAAAACATAAAAAAAAATGAAGTTTAAAATTAAATTTTTAATATCTAAATATGCTACGATCTAAAGATATTGTTAATAAAAATAACAAAGAACCATTATTATTTCAAATTATTGATTGGAGTAATAATGATATAGATTTAAAGAATGACGACGAAGAAGAGTCTGATGATGAAAGTAATAATAAATATAAAAAAAAAAAAAGATTAGCATTAAGAGGTTATGGTGTGACAAATAAAGGTCATTCAATTAGTATACATATATTTAATTTTAGACATTATTTTTATGTAAAAATACCACAAAATTGGACTGAATCAACATTTCGTTCTTTTAAAAATGCGTGTATTGATAAAATTCCAGAATATTTACAAGATGGTCTATATGAATTTAAAATGGTATATCGTAAGGATTTTTATGGTTTTACTAATAATAAATCCTTTAAATTTGCTTATTTAAGTTTTAAGAATCAAAGATGTTATTATGGTTTTAAACGGTTATTTACAGAAAGCTCTGAAAAAAAGATATATATAGGAAAATTAAAACAATATTTTGACTTTTCAAAAAAATTATATGAAACCAAAGTGCCACCGTTATTAAGGTTTTTTCATAATAATGATTTAAGTCCATCATCATGGATGAAGATTGAGGAAGAAAAATATATACTTAATGTACCTAAACAAACACGTGCTCAAATTGACATTTCTGTAGATGCAAAACACATAGAACATATAGATTTAAAACAAACACCTCAAATTATAGTAGCGTCTTTTGATATTGAATGTACGAGTTGTGATGGTGCTTTTCCAAAATTTACTCGTCCAGATGATCCAATTATTCAAATAGGAACAAGTGCTTATATGTATGGTGATGATAATTGTGCTTTGAAATATATATGTACATTAAAAAAATCAAATCCTGTTGAAGGTATGATTGTTGAGTCATATGATAATGAACGAGATTTATTGATTGGTTGGGCAAAATTTATTGAAAAATTAGATCCCGATATCATGACAGGTTATAATATTTGGGGGTTTGACTGGGAATACATTTATGAACGAGCTAAGATGCAAAACTGTGTAAGTTCTATGTTTAAACATTTAAATAGAATCAAAAATATGAATGAAATCAAACAAGATATAACAATACAAGAAATATCATCAAGTGCGTTGGGTCAAAATATATTAAAATATATTCAAATTGAAGGAATTGTACAAATTGATTTATTAAAAGTAGTTCAACGTGATCATAAATTAGATTCTTATAAATTAGATAATGTATCAAAGGTTTTTATGGGACAACAAAAAGTAGATTTAAGTCCTGCTCAATTATTTGAAAATTATAGAGAAGGGAGTCCAGAGAAGATCAGAGAGATTGCTGTGTATTGTATAAAGGATTGTGTATTGGTGAATGAACTTATTAATAAATTACAGGTTATTACAAATAATATGGGTATGTCAAATGTATGTATTGTGCCATTATCATTTTTGTTCACACGTGGACAGGGAATTAAGATATTTTCATTAGTAGTAAAATTTTGTAATGATGAGAAATTTATTATTAAAGATTTAAATGACGATGATATTGATAAAAATTCATATGAAGGTGCCATTGTATTTGTACCAAAACCTGGTATTTATTTTGAACCTGTTGTTGTAATGGATTATAATTCATTGTATCCATCATCAATGATTGCTGAAAATATTTCTCATGATTCAATGGTTGGTTATAAAGAATATGGTTTAAAAGAGAAGAAAAATAGAAATGATACTGATGAATATGAATTGGTAAAAGATACAGTTAAACACGAATATGAAAATATTGAAGGGTATCATTATATTGACATTGAATATGATATATTTCAAGGGATAGATGATGATAAAAAGAAAATTGGATATAAAGTATGTAAATTTGCGGAACCTGATAATGGTGATAAATCATTGTTGCCTCGTATTTTACGAAAATTATTAAAAGCAAGAAAAGATACACGTAAAGTAATGAAATATAAAACAATTACTACCAAGAGTGGGGAGTCTTATGAGGGGTTATACGAAGAAAAAGATAATGGAATAGTTGAGATTAATAATCTTGAATTAGGAGTTAAAAAGTATAAAAAAGATGATATTGAAACAATTGTAATTACAAATAATGATTTTCAGATTGGTGTATTAGATGGTTTACAATTGGCATATAAGGTTACGTGTAATTCATTATATGGACAAGTAGGAGCATCTACAAGTCCAATTTGTTTTAAAGAATTGGCAGCATGTACAACAGCAACAGGGCGTAAGATGGTAATTGTAGCACGTGATTTGACATTGGAAAAATTTGAAGGAAGTAAATTAACATACGGAGATAGTGTGGCAAGTTATACACCAATATATGTTAAATATAAAAATAAATTAGACATATGTACTATTGAAGAATTAGGAAAAAAATATGGAAACAACATTTGGTTAAGATGTATTGAAGAAGGAAAAGAAACAAAAGAATATTGTGAATTGGATAATATTGAAACTTGGACAGAAAATAGATGGACAAAATTATTTAGAATAATTAGACATAATTTATCAAACCAAAAAAAAATGATAAGAATACTTACACATACAGGAATGGTAGATGTCACAGATGATCATTCATTATTAAAAATAGATGGAAATGAAATATCGCCAAAAGATATAACTATTGGAACAGAGTTAATGCATAAAAAAATAGATTTTAAATTAATGGATGAAAATATTACAATTGATGAAGCAAGAATTTATGGATTCTTTTTTGGAGATGGAAGTTGTGGTTCATATAATTGTAAATCAGGTAATCAAAATTCATGGGCATTGAATAATTCAAATTTGGATATAATTAATAAATATGTTAAATTATGTGAAAAAGTATATAATAATTTTAATTGGAAATATTATGAAACATTAGAAAGTTCAGGAGTATATAAATTAACATTTACATCAAATAAATATGGAGATAAAAAGAAATTCATTAATGAATATAGAAAAAATACTTATTATGAAAATTGTAAAATTATTCCTGATTTTATATTAAATAGTAATGAAAAAATAAGAAAATCATTTTGGGAAGGTTTATATGATGCCGATGGTGATAAAGATAAGAATGGTTACACAAGAATAGATCAAAAAAATCAAATTAGTGCTGCAAATATATGTTTATTGGCTCAAAGTATTGGATATAAAACATCAATAAATATTCGTAAAGATAAACCAAATATTTATAGAATTACATGTACAAAAGGTTATCAAAGAAAAAATCCAAATAAAGTAAAAAAAATAGTATCAATTAGTAATTATAATGATTATGTATATGATTTAACTACAGAAAATCATCATTTCGCTGCGGGAATAGGTAATTTAATTGTACATAACACGGATTCTGTATTTATTAATTTTTCAGACACAATTCGATTAAGAAATCCTGGTCAAGAATTAACAGAAAAGGATTTATTAAAACAATCTATTGTGTTAGGAGAAGAAGCGGCTGAACATATTAATACTTATATGAAGGCTCCACAAAACATAGAATATGAAAAAACATTTTGGCCTTTTTGTATTTTTTCAAAAAAGCGTTATTTTGGAAATAAATATGAATTTGATTTAGATAAATACAAACAAACATCTATGGGTATTGTGTTAAAACGTCGTGATAATGCTCCAATAGTAAAAACAATTTATGGTGGTGTAATTGATATTATATTAAATAAAAGAAATGTAGATGAATCAAAAGCATATTTTAAGAAGGCCATTGAAAATTTATTAGAAGGTAAAATAGATATTAGTCAATTAGTTGTGAGTAAAACAGTAAGAACTGATTATTCAAATCCAACCTTAATTGCGCATAAAGTATTAGCGGATCGAATGGGTGATCGTGATCCAGGAAATAAACCTCAATCAAATGATAGAATTCCGTATTGTTATATCGAACATGAAAATTTAAAGTGTAAAGTATGTGATATAAAAGTCAATCCTGATACATGTAAATGTGTAGATTGTATGAATATATATTGTTATACACATTTAGGAAATCATAGGTCTATTTGTATAAAAATATGTCGTTTTTGTCGAAAAACAAATGATGATTTAGTGAATGATTATCAAGAGGAACATAATAAAAATGCAAGTGAAGAAATGAAGAAAAAAATAACATTGGATAGATGTAATACATGTTTTGGAAATTATTGTAAACCTTGTTTTGTGAAGCACAATATACGAAAGGATAAATATAAGGTTTTGCATAATGATAAATGTAAAAAACCTTTATCAAATAAATTATTACAAGGAGATCTTATTGAACATCCGCTATATATTACAGAAAAAAAACTTAAAATTAATTATAATTATTATTTGACGAATCAAATAGAAAAACCAGTTTTTCAAATATTTGATTTAGTGATGAAGAATCCAAAAACGATTATTGAAGATGTTGTACGAAAACAAAAAAATAAAAAAAATGGAAATGCTTCTATTAAATTATGGTTTAAGGCAATGAACAACAATACTAATTTAACAGGACAAAAAGAAAAATCAGAATTTGAAACCGTTGTCGATTACAATCAATTCGATGAAGATGAAAATATGTTAGAAGGTTTTGAGGAAGAAGATGACAAAAATCCAGATTCTATTATATACGATTAATTATATTGTATTTTATGAAAACTACCATTGATTAAAATAAAATAGATTATAATAAAAATTGATATACCAATTAATTTATAATTTAAAAATAATATTTTTTTATTCTTTACTATTTTATTAATAAAATCTTCAATAATTTGAGTAGCTAATATTGATGAAATAATAGATACAATGAAAACTCCATAATTTTTATTTTCTAATAATAGATTAAACAATTGTCCAATTACATTTGTTTTTAGTTCTTTATTGGCAACCCAATTTAAATAAAATACGAATGCTAACGCAAAAATACTAACAAAAATGTGAACAATAGGCATGGGTAAATTAAAAAAACGTTTTAGTGGTAATGTAATTAATAAACCAGATTCAGGAATAGGAGTGGCAATAACAAAAAATGCCCATATAAATAGAGCATATATCATACCTTTTGTATATCCTTGATAAAAAGTAAAAATAATAAGTAAAACTATAAATAAAATAGAAACCAAGTCATATATTAGAAAATATAAGTCTTTTTTTTCTTTTTTTTCTTTTTTTTCTTTTTTTTCTTCTTTTTCATCTTGTTTTAAAGTTACTAATTTTGTATCGTTATTTTCTGTTATTTTATAAATATTAAGTATAAAGAATGAAATTACAATTAAAAAAATAACAGTAGATATGATTATTTGAGTATAAATTTTATACTTCATTACTATAAATAAATATAAATAAATATAAATAAATATAAATAAATAAATATAAATAAATATAAATAAATATATTATGTTTAGTCAAAAAAAAAATAGAAATAAATCACCTTACGTAAATGAACAACAAAAAAATATATATATACCTCGTCCATTACTTACTAAAAAAATAGAAAAACCATCATTATTTAGTAAGTTAATAAGTGGTATAACCCATGGATTTAGTTTTGGATCCGGAAGTGAATTAGCACATAAAGGAATAAAAAAGATTTTTAATCAAGGACAATCCAATGAACCTAACCAACATAATAATATATTACAAGAAGACATATGTAATCAAATAAAACAAGAATATAATAAATGTATGATTTATACAGGTGATTGTAAGGAGCTAAATGATGCTTTACAAAATTTATGTAAAATATATCAATAAACTTTTCGTAAAAATAAGAAGCCCATATTTTTTATTTGTTGAATAAGTTTTGAATGAATGTTTTTAAATTCCAATGCTTGTGTCTTTTTTAAATCAAAATTACAAAAATGTGTTTGTATTTGTAATAGTTCAGATTTTAGAATGTACAATAAAATATTGATGAAATAATGTTCATCTGGACATTCCATATTTTTAAAATAAATAGTAAAATCGGCTTCTATTAATTTTTGAACATCTCTTTTAATTAAAATCATATTGGGTTGTTGTTTTACAAATTGATTAATATGAAAATGTTTTTTTATTTTATTATTGAGTTGATAATAACGTTCTTTTTTATTTCCTTGAATGCAAGAAATCATTGATTTAGGACATTTTTGTAAAAATGATTGATAAAATGAAAATTCATATAACGGGATACAATTTTGACTACAAAAAACAACATGGGTTAATGAATCATTCCAATATTCAATTGATTCTTTAAACAATTGAAGAGTAGCTTGAACGATTGAAATATGAGCTTTTCCTTTTGTATTTATTCTATTTTTACAGACATAAACAGGAAAATGATATTTTTGCGTATTTATTTGAGTTTTAGGATGTATGAGTACTTTGTATTGTTCATGAGGTATATTTTTAAAGAATATATTCCAATAATGAATGGGTAATATATCATTGTATGTTAAAAAACAAAATACAATCATTAATAAATTAAAAGAAATAACTTTTTATATTTAAACTATTTCATGCCATTTTGAATAATAACTAATACAGCAGTCACCCATTTTTTATAATTTTCTTTATTTACATGGAACTTTTTATGAAAATCAATTAACTTCTCTCGTATATGATGACGAGGAAATAGATAAATAAAAGCTTCATTCATAGCAATCACATTTTTGGTTTTTTCAGGACCTTTTCTATAATTATAATAAATATAATTCATTAAAAACTTTTTGACTAAACCGCTTGTTAAGAAAAAAGAACTATAATATATTCTTGCTTCTTTATGTGTCCAAATTCTTTTACCATGCATAGCATTAACTTGATTATGAATATCAATTGTCCAATTAAACAAATTCATACTTTCGGCATTTGAACCTATGTTTTTGTCTTTTTCTTGTATTTGTTGATTAAAATGATTTCTACAAATAGAACATGGAATAATAACTTTGAATGTCTCAAAAAATTTCTTAAATTGTTCTTTATAACATTCTTCCTGATTCAAAGTAAGTTTATGAAAAAAAAGCCAAGTTAGATTTTGCCAACTATACATAATACTATATACAATTATAATTTTAATTTTATATATAAGGTTCAAAAAATTGAACCATCTTGTTTTGCGAATTATCAAAAATTTGTTTATTATTTATTGGTACAATTAAGGTATTATTATTCGTAATATAATAATTATTATTTAAAATTTTAAAAAAACAATTATTTTTTAATATGATTGTTTTTTTATTTTGAAGTTTTGTTAAAAGTACTTGTTGACCCACTTTATTAAGTAAATATTTATTATTTTCATAGAAAAATAAATAACTACTATTTTTATTATCTAACATGAGTGCTACTTTATGATTTTGAATAATATTTTCTTTTAAAATAGGACTATTTTGAATCGAATACATATTAATATTAGAACTTTTCAATGAATGAAATTTTATAATGTATTTTTTATCTAAAAATTCAATATTTGTCATATTTTTTTCTTTTTCTTCAAGTTGGATAGTTTTTGTATTTTCTTTTAAATAATATGAATTAAAATCATTTAAAATACTTGAAATTTCAATAGAATCATCCTTTAATATTTTTTTAATATTTTGAATAATATTTTCTTGTGAATTAACAGGAATGAAACGATTCATTTCATTTAATGCTTTTGTTTTATCTATATTATCTTCGCTAAACATTACTTTTTTCTGTTTAATTTCGTTTTTAATATTATTATTTTCTTGAACTTCTACTTCTACAGATTGTTGTTGTTCTTGTTCTTGTTGTTGTTCTTGTTGTTGTATATTATTTTCTTGAACTTCTACTTCTACAGATTGTTGTTGTTCTTGTTCTTGTTGTTCTTGTTGTTGTTCTTGTTGTTGTTCTTGTTGTTGTTCTTGTTGTTGTTCTTGTTGTTGTTCTTGTTGTTGTATATTATTTTCTTGAACTTCTACTTCTACAGATTGTTGTTGTTCTTGTTCTTGTTCTTGTTGTTGTTCTTGTTGTTGTATATTATTTTCTTGAACTTCTACTTCTACAGTTTGTTCTTGTTGTTGTTCTTGTTGTTGTTCTTGTTGTTGTATATTATTTTCTTGAACTTCTACTTCTACAGTTTGTTCTTGTTCTTGTTGTGTATCATTTTCATGAGGATATTTCTTATTAGATAATAATTGTTCGACAATATCATTTTTTTTCTCTTCTTTATCTAAAAGAATGATATCATTTTTTTTATTAAGTATAGAATCAACTAAATTAAATTCTTTATCTATTTTTTTCAATTCAATTATCTCATTTTCTTCAAAAAAATGTTCATTATTATACAAATCACCAGATTTCAGGATTAATTTATAATAATCATGTGTTAAAATTGGTTTTGCTTCATTAATATAAAATACTTTTTTATCTTGAAAAGTAAGATTGTAGTTTTCTTCTTTTTCAATTTTAAGTTGTAAATCGTTCATTCTTTTTTTAGAAGAAATTGAAAATTCTTGTTCAAAAGAAAATTCTATAAAATTATCATCTTGTGGTGGTATTTCATCTAAATAACTATATAAAATAAATTTATGGTCTTTATTTTCAAGTTTAATACCTGTTGTTTTCTTTTTATTTTTATTAACAATAGATATGTCTTTAATAATTAATTTATTCATTAATGAATAAATAGATATTTAAAAAAAAAATAGAACTCATTCATTTTATAATAATTAAATGTAATATATATTTATATTTATTATTCATTAATAATCTTCGAAAAATTATTTTCAATATTTTGTGCTTCGATATTAGTATCATCTTCACTTACAATAGTATGAAATAAATCCCAATTTCTAAATATCACATTCGCACTTGAACTCTTGCCTTTTCTTCCGGCACGTCCAATAAGCTGATAAAGTGTATTTTTACTACTAATATTACTCATATTTTCATGAATATCAATCATTGTTAGATTAATATTTGTTCCATAAATAATAGAAGGGTCTGAACAAATAAATTTAAATTCATCTTTGTAATGTAAAAATGTTTGCATCTCAAAAGGTGTTAATGATGTTTGATTATATACACCAATACTACTTAAAAATAGTTTAGCACTAATATCATCAAATTCAGTGATAACACGTGGGTCGAACATTTTAGGTTGATAATGAGTAATTTGCTTACTACTATTAAACTTTAGTAGATGAGAATGTGAATTCATAATAAATTCAGAAGGATATTCAAATTTTACATCAGAGAATTTTTTGCGAATTTCATTTAATTGATATTCTTTATCTAATTCTTTTTGTTTTGAATTCTTTTCACATTGTTCTAATTCTTTATTAATTGCTTCCATACTATTTTCATAGTGTTGAATTAATTTTTTCAATTTAGGTGATTCATCTAAAAGATTATGAGATAAATCTTGTACATACATCTGATAATTTTCAGGATTACTTACATGTAATGTATTATCTCCCTGATAGATATATGCGTTTTTAGTAAACATATTATCAATATAATTATCTTTAATTTTATGAATTTTAATTTCTTTGATATGTTCAAAATATTTTTTATTACCAATACAAAACTTAAGTAAATCAATACCATAATTTCTAATTTTTTCATTTGTTAATGAACCATGATGTTCAAATAATATATTAAGTTGTAATTCATCAGGTAATACTTCTTTTAATTTTGAGTACATTTCTAATACAATTAAATTACTATAACCACGTTGAAGTAAAGGATTTTTTTCAATAACTTGAATAAACCTTTCAATTTGTTCATGATTCTCTAAATGATGATGAGGAGATATAATATCTCCATCAGGACTAATAAACTGACAATTAATATGCTGTTTACTTGAATAAATGTATTTAATTACAGAATTTTCATCATGTTCTTCAACATCAAATTTTTTCTTAAAATGTCCAATTGTTTTTGGAATTTGTTCTTTTGTAGCTAATGTAGCTGAAACCAATACACTTTGTTTAGGCAATACACTTAAAATCTTAGCAGTTATCATTTCACCTGAAGCTGCAAAAGCTTCATCAAAATAAGGAATAAATGTATCCGGAAATGCTTTCAAAATATGATACGCAGAATCTAAATCTGAAATAATCATTTCAGGTAAATTAGGCGCAGTTTCAATATCATGATCTTCAAGTTCATATCTTTCTCTATCTTTAATGAACCGTGTTTCATCTAAATATTGAAGCATTTGTTCACGAGGATCTTCGCTAAAGCGCTTTCTTTCATTTTCTCTATCTTTCATTCTAAGTTTTTTAGTTTTATTTTTAATAGGATCAGGAAAACATGATTTATCAGGTCGAAACCTAACAAACCAAAATCCTTTTTCAGTTTCTGTTCGATATGTTGCTAACCAAAATTTTAGGTCGACACCATGAGTTAAACATAAACTCTCTACACTATTACGTACAATTTCATTATAGCAAATATAGAGTAGTGATTTTCTTTTAAAATTAGGATCAATCTTTTGTCTTCTATTTGAAATTTGTGCTATTTTTTTAGCAATAACTACTGAAACAAGTGTTTTACCGTTTGCAGGCGGAACCCAATAAAACATAAGTAATGGATTATTCAATTCAATCGCCTCTTCAATATTATCGATTACTTCTTTTTGTTCAGAATATAAAGAAATAGCATTAGGCTTATTTTTATCCCAGAAAGAATTATGAATTAAGTAATAATAATTTTCAAATAAATCATAAGTACTTTCAGATATCCTTTTCTTTATTAATTTATTTAATTCTTTTAATTTATCATTCATTATTTCAGTAACATGAGTACTTAACATAAAAGAACAATCTTTTAAGGAACGATATAAACTTATCGCACAATCATAATAAACTTCAATCGATATTTTATCATCTTTTTTATTTTTAAATAAATAAGACATCCAATAAAGAATACTCAAAAACGATTCATGTAATATGTTTTTTTTCAAAGGATAATGTCTTTCAATAATAAGGCTTTCAAAAAAATTATTCATATTTTCTTTTATTCTTTCTTCATAAAGCACATTTTTCATTTGTTCTTTTTTATTTAATTTCTTTTCTTTAATTTTTTTATCTTTTTTATTAATTTTGTCTTGTTTTTCAATTATATCATTTAATTCTTTAAAACAATTTGAAAAACCACTTTTTTTTAAAAATATACCAAATTCGATTATATAATCATCTGATAATGTAAAAGGATTTTTACTTTCTTCTAATTTTAATAATTTCTTTTCTTCTGATATAAAAACTTCATTCATTAACGAACCTACAACAGGATCGTCATCACGTTCTCTGTTTTTATTTTTATACTTAACATCTTTACCTGTTGTATTAATACCAAAAACATTCTTTGGTTCAGTCATACTTTTTTAGTGTTTCTTAATAGATTAATACAATGATAAAATTAAATTCATTTTTTTTTTTCATTTTTATAAATAATAATATTTGTATGTCTGATTTTTTCTTTTTCTTTCTTAAAAATATCTAATATATTTTCTTTTTCATGTGTAAGATTATTATTTAGGATGTTATTAAAAACATGTTGCTTTTTTTGATTATTTTCTACTATTTTATGAGTATAATTATTTTTATTTTTTTTTGAATACATTGTTTTTTCTGGTTTGTTTTTATTTATGTTTTTATTTATGTTTTTATTTATTATTCTCTTTTTTTTATCAGGTTCTAACTCATTTTTTTTTACTTTAATTATTCTTTTGGATGGAACAAGTTTACTATTTTTAATTGATTCTTTTAAAAGATCATGTATAATGTTTTTTTTTAAAATATAAATACCAATTTTTTTTGAAGAAGATATTTTTTTTATATTTTTATTATCTTTCATATATTTAAAATATAAAAAAAAAATATAACAATTAATTATGAGTTCATTTATTTTCAGCAATTATTTAGAAAACTCAAATGATACAAGTAAAAAAATAAGTGAATTTTTAGATAAAAAGGATTTATATATACCTAACATATTTAATGTAATTAATACAATACCAAGGTATAAAATTATTTATTATATATTTATTGTATTATTAATTTATGCATTTTTTAGAGATAGAACAATACGATTAAATGAAATCTTTATATTTTTGGTATCTGTTATTCTCATTTATTTCTTAATACAAAAAGATTATATTAATTTTATTCAATTTACGGATAATAAAAAGATTCAAATGAAATTTTTAGAAAAAATGATGTTTTCTACAAATAATTATGAAAAAGAGATTATTGGAGGAGAATCATTAACATTAAACGATTATACAATAAGTAAATCATATTTATATTATGATTCTATTATTGTAGAATTTTATTATAATATACGTGATTTTATAAATTATGACATTTCAAGTTATATTAATTCATTAAAATCAACAAATAATTTACTGAAAATTAGTTTTCAATCAAAAAATTTAAAGCAAAGATTAAAAGAAAACTATGAAGAAGCAATTATTGAGAAGAATAAAGCATTGAATTATTTAAGTTATAGTACATTTACTATTCCAATACATGATAATTCTTATAAAAAATATAAAGAATCAATAAATATTTTACATCAACGCTTAAATGCTCATATTGATAATATGAGTATATTATTCAAAGATATTACAGTAGAAAGAAATAAAAATGATTTATATTATTTACCTAAAGATGTGTTTGAAAAAGATAATGATGTTCAACCTAACAATTTAGTTTTAAATAATAGTTCTCTTGTTTCGAACCTCTATTAAAAATTAATTAACTTGATTATTTATTTTGAAATAATAAATAAAATTATATTAAAAAGAATTGAATAAAAATAAATTATTTATTTATTTTTTCTTAGTGATCGTTTTTTTGATAGGTTTTTTAGTTTTGGTTTTGGTTTCAGTTTTAGCTTTCGTTTTTTTCTTAGTAGAAGTTGATTTTTTCTTAGTAGAAATTGATTTTTTCTTAGTAATAGTTGATTTTTTCTTAGTAGAAGTTGATTTTTTCTTAGTAGAAGTTGATTTTTTATTAGCACCACCTTTTATAGGAGCATATGTGCTTTCAAAAGTTGAAAATCCCATTACTTTTTCAACTTTAGGTCCACCAGTAAATTTTGGTGATGCAGCTTCTGCTAATTTTGAGTTAGGAATATATTCTCCTGTTTTATTAAATTGTCTAAACCATTTTTCACCAGATACGCCAAAATAATCATCAGGGGCATTTGAAGGACCTCTTGAGTTAGCAGTCATTGACCAATCAGAGCCATCACCCCCTTTCATTTTTTTTTTAGCATCTTCTTTTTTAGCATCTTTTTTTTTAGCATCTTCTTTTTTAGCATCTTTTTTTTTAGCATCTTCTTTTTTAGCATCTTTTTTTTTAGCATCTTTTTTTTTAGCATCTTCTTTTTTAGCACCTCCTTGTATAAGACGTTGGTTTCCGATTTTAATATTTTTAGTTTTGTTAACAGAATTTTTATAATTTTTATCTAATTTTTTAAAAAATGTTTCTACAGCACCATATGTTTTATTAGCAATACTACTAATCGCTTTAGGACCACTTGTACTCATACTTGGTATCAAACCTCCGCCGTTCTTTTTTATTGAACCACCTGTTTTCATATTCGTAGCATGGTTTGCTGTCTTTGAATTAGATGTAGTATAAGGTGCTAACATTCCTGTACCAATGTCATTTGGTTGAATAGATCCATACGCACTTTTAGCTCCTTTGCCACTATTAGAAGGAAAACTTGCTAAAGGTGCTTTAGGATTATAAAATTGAGGTGGCATACCAGTAGCTCCCCAACTTTCTTCACCACCTTTCATATTTTTAGGGTTTTTAGTTTTTTTTTTAGAAGATTTCTTTTTAGGATCTTTTTTCTTAAGACTTAAAACAGGCTTCTTTTTTTTATTAGCGCCACCTGCCATTTCCATTTGAATTAAAGTATTTTGCATTTCTTTGCTCAAAGGAGGTGCTTTCATTTCTTTAAGTAAAGGATTTGGAGTATCACTATTTACTGCCATTTGAGTACCAACACCTTGAGGTACATCAAAATTACCAGTATTAGGGAATGTAGCATTTTGTGGCATTCCATCATTAATATTATCTAAAGGTGCCATTCCACCTTTTTTCTTTTTAACTACTTTTTTCTTAGGATCTTTTGTTTTTTTCTTAGAATCTTTTCTCTTTTTAGCACCCCCTGCCATTTCCATTTGAATTAATGTATTCTGCATTTCTTCACTTAAGGGAGGTGCTTTCATTTCTTTAAGTAAAGGATTTGAAGTATCACTATTTACTGCCATTTGAGTACCAACACCTTGGGGTACACCAAAATTACCAGTATCGGGGAATGTAGCATTTTGTGGCATTCCATCATTAATATTATCTAAATGTGCCATTCCACCTTTTTTCTTAGCGCCACCATTCATTTCTTCAGATATTATGGTTTTATTATCCATAACATTTTTGAGAAAATCCGCAATATTTTTTGAGTCATCATTTCCACCTTTCATATAATTACTATTAGATTTTTTTTTCGAACCTCCTGCAGAAGTATTATATGATTTACCACTATTATTTTTTTCTAATGTTTTCATAGGTACATTGAAATCAGGTGTTTTAAAGAAGTTTTTACCATCTTTCGTTGAAATAAGAGATTTATTTCCTCCATTTTGTTTTACGTAATCAGTGGAAGGATAACATTTTGAACAACCACTTTGAAATGGTTTAAATTCAGGTGTATTATAATTGGCTCCAATCATTATAACTTATAATTATATTTTTTTTTTAATTTATAATTAATCAAATTGTACAATAATGCTGACATCATGTTTATTTACTGTTTTTGTTGCACTAATAGATAATTCAGTTCTTTTACGTCTTGATTTTTGTCCATCTTTTTTCTTATATAAATTTCTTAGACTATTATTCATATCATTTTCAATAATTTCAAAATTATCTAAAATATAATCTAAAATCTTATTTTCAAGTGACCATCTAAAAAAATTAAGTTGCCCAACAGTCGTAATAATTTCTTTTCCGTCATGATCAAAAAATAATATACGTTCTCGACGACAAAATGGATCAAATTGTTTTTTTGAATAAGCTTTTAATTGAGCTTTATAATCTAAATAAACGATAAAATTCTTTATTTTATCATTAAGTTCAACTTGATAGGATATATTAAATTTTTTACTATAGTTTGTGACAAACCAATCCAAAATACGAAGAGATATTTTAGGTTTATTCTTTGTTTCATCGTTCCCATTAATAATAGGTTTTACGCGATCTAAATATACTTTATTTAAAAAAAATTGTATAAGTGATTCCATTAATAAATCTTTTTTTGATGAAATATTATTATTATTTCCATTTGTTGATATATAACAATTTTTTCTTGGTTCATTGCTAAATGTAAGTACATTCATTAATTTAATATAATGAATAGTCTTTAAGCTAATTCATAAATAAATAATATTTATATCAACATATAAATCTCCATTTTTTTCTTTGATATTTATATAAATGTTATTATTTACAATGTATGTAAATGATGAATATACAGCAAAAAAAATGGAGATATCGTCTAAAAAATTAGGTAAGAAGACAAAAAACGATATTGAAATGGTATGGCAATGGGTTAAAAAAGGTAATAAAATGGTAATTGCTTGTGATTTTCATAAGTATGAATAAGCTGATTATATATTTATGTAGTAAAAATTTGAGCTGTAAAGTTATAAAAAGTTTTTATTAATAATTATTAATTATTAATCTATAATAATACTAAATAAGCTAAACTTGAACATATATATTTTTCTGGAATTTTTCGATGACACCTATCAAAACCATTTAATGCATTAATATAATCTACATAATTTTTAGCTAATATTTCTATTAAATCATATCTTTCATTTATAGACGCATACATAACAACGTTGTAACCCATATAATGTTGTTTATTTTCAAATAAAAAGGTTGGGTTGTTATCCAATATCGTTTCTATAAGTTCATAATTCTTAGTATCTATTGCATTCCAAAATTTATGAATCATTGTGTTCATTTTTATAAACACAAGTTATAAAAAAAAATCAATTTTTTTTAAGTAATAATATATTTCCGAAAATAATACAGAATGTACCACTTATATTCATTATATTTACTTTTTCTTGTAAAAATAACCAACTATTAAAATATGTCAATAATATACCAATATATGATAATATTGCATAATAATTTGTACTTACATGATTCATTGCATAAAAACGTAAATAATAACCAATAAGTAATATAAAAATATAAAATAAAGTGGTGACAGCTATGTTTTTATTAATTTCAATATCTTTTATATTCTTGTAATAAAATAACACAATTAATATTAGACCAATAAAATAAGATATGAAGATATGATTCCAATGATTGTTTGTTTTAATTTTTAATACATAAAAATAAATCATTGCTTCTGTAATTGATGCTATAATCATACTCAATACACCTTCATAAGGATAATTTTCGATTGTTTGTTCATTTAAAAATATTTTTTCTTTATTATTAAATTTTTCTTTTTCTTCATCTTTTTCTTTTTCTTTTAATTCATTTTGTATATTTCCCTTTGCTAATAAATATAAACCGAATAATAATAGTAAGTATTGCCATTTTATTTCATAATTTGTAAAAAATAAAATAAAAATAGGATAAATATAAAAAATACTATTCGCAACACCACCTTTTAATAATTCATATCCTCTATAGCTACTAAGTACATGAACAATCGTAATAATACCTAATATCAATCCTTCACTACTTAATAGATATTTTTTAATAATATTTCCATTTATGAAAAATAAACTAATAATTACAAAAATAAAAAATCTTATAAAATATTTATCAAAAAAGTTTATATTAATTGATTTTATAAACGAAGGAACAACAGATAGTATTGATTCTGACAAAAACTTACTTAATAAACCACTAATCATTCTCTATTATTGAACTATAAATTATTTTATACAATAAAATGTATAAAATAATCTTTTGTAAAATAATGATATTTTTCAGATCTTTCTAAAGAATTTAAATTTGATAAAAATATCATACAATTACATTTTATATAATAAATAATCTATTTTTTAGAAAAATAAAATGCAACAATATAAATCAAGTAGATAACATGACATATTATATTTATAAAGTAATATTTGAATATTCAAAATATTCATAAATTAAAAAAATAAAAATTGTAATATGCTAATATATTTATCCACTATTTTGAATAATCATATCAACTTCTGTTTCTTGCTCTTGCTCTTGCTTTTGTTTTTTCATATCTTTTTCAATATTATTAATAATAAAACAGAATTTCTTTTCATCTAATTCATAAAGCAATACATTAATATCTTTAAATACAACTTTATTTTTTGACATTAAATACATGCCGTGTATTTTATATATAATATCTCTAATGTAAAAGGGCACTTTTTGAATTTTCTTTGTCATATGTCTATTTCGATAAATATCAAGTATAAATGTTGAAATACTCATTAAATAATGCTCATATTGTAAGAAATTATCTTTATCACATGTAAAATAATTTAAATATTTCATGAGTAAATCATTATTTTTACGTAAATGCAAATATCTAAATAAACGATTATTTGTATTTCCCCATAGTTCTCGATATTCTAAATATGATTTTTTGTTTATCTTTTGCCGTCTAAATGAACGATTAATAAATATAAAACCCGCTTCAGTATTAAACGCATTATTTTTTAATTGTTCAATATAAGGTTCTAAATATTCTTTATTATGACTCTCAACTTTTATACGATTGCTTTTTTGAATTCCAATATCAACATCTATTTCACAAAGTTGTACTAAATCAAAGGTCGATATATGTATCAAAAAATTAGAATCATATTTTAATACAACATTGTTTTCATTATGACTCATTAAAAATGAATAACAATAATTCGTATTTAAATGATGTAATATAGTAACATCAAACAATTCGGAAAATAACTCACCAAAACTTTTGGTACTTACCCATCTTGCATTATACGCATCAATCATTTTTTTTGTGCTTACATTCCATTTATTTTCAGCATAAAAAACACGGATAAGTGTACCTTCAAATGCCGATTCAATATATAATTCATCTTCTAATAATTTATCGTCAAATATATCATCTTCTAAACATTTGTCAAATGTATAACACATAATCTTTAGAGTATTTTTGTCAATGATAACTCCGTTAAAAAAGAGTACAATTTCTTCCTTTAAATTTGATTCATGATTATTAAAAATAATTGCTAAACTTTCTTTTTTTTTATCTTCCTTTACTTTTAATTTATATGTATCGCTTTCTAATTTAATTTTTAGTTCTTCAAAATTTTTAATATTGTTTGTTTCCAAAAAAGTATAATATTTATTCATGCTATTTGTACGATTCATCTTAGTATATAGTATTATATCCCAAGTTTTAAAATCAATTTTTTATATTTTTTAAAAATTAAGAGAGTTTAAAAAAACAAAATAATCTATGAATTTTATATTAGAGTATAATATGAGTAATAATCATATTAAAGTGATAAATTTTAAAAACAGAAATACTCAATTAGATAATCCAATAAATGTAGAAGAATCAGATAATAATTTTGTTAAATTTCAAGGAAAAAATAATAATAATAGTGTTGATTTTTTCAATAATAATAATGTAGTTGAAATTGAAGAAACAGTAGCACTTAAAAATGAAGAAAAAATTTATAAAGACGATACAGTTTATATTCAAGAACTTGTTAATCAATTTTTATCAGCTTATCCTGTTCAAAAGCAAAATGATAAATATATAATAGAAAAAGTTGAACAGAGAGCAAAAGAATGTGTGGATTTAAAAAACATTGGTTTGCTTAAAAATAAATTACTCAAATCAAATGTTGAATATCAACAAAAATTTGATTATATAAATAGTGACTTTAATAATAAATGGGTTATTCCAGTTGTTTTTGATAACCATCTTGTATTTAGTAATATAATCGAAGGTCAAAAACCATTAAATAATGAAAATAATTTTAATAGTACTGAAATACTAACTCAGCTTAAAGAAGATCCAAATGGTTATACTGAATTAGAACAAAAAGAATTATTAGAAAATTTAAAAAAGAATGAAGATTCTTTTGAAAAAGGAGAAATAAATATATTTAAATTTCAACAAATGAAAGCAAAATTATATCAAGATTATCAAGTAAAATACAATTTAAATGGTTCAATACAAAATACGGGTTATATTATAAAATCAAAAAGTCCTTTCGAAGTTCTAAGATATAATAATATTCAATCAGAACAATGGAAAACCAGAAAAACACAAAATAATTTAAATACAATACTTGATACATTTGATGAAAATGGTAAAATAAATGGTACTAAAGAAGAAATATTAGTTAAAGGAGAAGATGTAAATGTATTTGGATTTCTTGTATTAAAAGAAGGTGGTTCAAATATATTATCTGATTATAAAAACATTCTTGAAAGAGACAATTTTAATAATCATTTATATCATGTATTATATAATGAAACGAAAATATCAAGTATTAAACAAGGTTCTGGTCAAAAAATATTAATAAATATTGAAAACCATGGTTTGGAAAACAATAGTATTATTTATATACATCAATCAGATTGTTATCCAAAAATAGATGGTTATTATGGGTATCAAAAAAAATTTAATATAATAAATAAAAATCAAATTGAATTAAATATAAATAAGAAATTAATATTTGAAGGAGAAACAGGTTCTTTATATATTTTATCAAAAATAAAATATGATTATTACAATGTAAATGATAATTTAAGTTTTGATTTTATGTATTCTAATTATGATACTAAAGTGGAAGATAAACATCATAATAAATTATATTTATTTCAAAATGTTCAAAATATAAATAAAGAAAAATACATTGAATTATTACAAAAAATAGTTCCTTCATTAGATGAAATTATTGATGTAGAAATAGATAATTTGAAAACATGTAAAATGATAGAAGATGTAAACAATATTTTAAGTAAATATAATTTATGTTTTCAGGATCTTCATCAAAAACAATTTCAGGTTATTTATGATATTTTATTAAAAAATAATAACAATATAAATATAGAATTCAATAATAAAAATAATAATAAAGATGAAAATACAATTATTCATACTTTTTTTGAGGAATTAGATTTTCTTAAAAATAATAATTATTATTTAAACAATGATTATGTATTGAATAAAGAAGTCAAAAAATATTATGGGTCTTATTCTTATCTAAACTTATCATTTGATTGTATTATTCAGCGTTATGATTGGTTATTTAAAAAGAAAGATTATGGTAATTATTTTTATTTAATATTATCACTTATTTATCAAGAATTCGTAAAAAATAAATTAAAATATATAAGTAATAAAGTATCAGAATTAAATAAAGAAGTATCTTCTATTGAAAAAAGTTTTATTGAAGAAAAAAAATCTACTTCAAAATGTTCTTATTATAAATACGAGGGATATTTGATTAATGAAAAAGAATTAAAAAAAGAAGAATTAAAATCATATTTTTCAAAAGAATTAAATAAAGACAATGAAATCATATTTTTATTTGAAAATAAATTATATTATTTTGATGGAAAAATGTTTGAATTAAATAATGAAATTGAAGATAATAGTTTATTATTAATAAAAAATAGTTATCCGAAAGATAAAAAGCATGAAAAAGAATTATATAAATATGAGAAAAATAAATGGGTATTAACGAATGAATTATCAAAATATGATAAATTAAAATATTTATGTGAATTTAAAAACATAGATTTAGAAAAATTAAGTTTAGATGATTTAGATTGTATCTATCGAAAAGATTATGGTTGTCAATCTAAAACATATGTGCGTCTCAGTACTAAATTAGAACAACTTAACATAAACCTTGAAATGTTTAAAACATTAGAATCTCAATTAAAAAGTAATAAACGAATTAAAGATATTGAACAACAAATAAAAGATCATATTCAAAAATTTGACTTTAAACCTATCGATGAAAAAAAAAACAACACTAAACTTAAAAGTAAGAAAAATAATGTAAATATATCAAGCAGTCATTCCATATTACCTATTGATATACTTGTATCAAAAATAAGAAAATTAAATAATATTTTAACATCTGATGATTATTTTTATCAACTTATAGATAAAGATTGTTTATTAATAGATAAAGATTTATATTCAAAAAAATATAAACATAAATTTAGTTTTTGCGGTCATTATTACTATAAAAAAAAAATATTTTATTCATCAAATGACGATGAAAGAAATAAATATATTCAAATAATGATAGGTAGATTTAGTGATGCTGGTGAATCAGAAGGTGATCAACATATTTGTAATAATTGTGGCGAGACGTTATTAAATGCTGATTATGATGAAGTAGAAGGACATGCTCAAAGTGGTGCATATATAATAAGTCGTGAAACATGGGTAGCTGATGAATCATTTCAACTTGATAAAATGAATTTGGATACTTATTTAGAAAAGAGTACTTCATTGGAATGCAATGATGATAAATTTAAGGAATTATTAATTAAGAGTGGATTACATTTAGAATCCCTTCAATTATCTATGGATATATGTAATTATATATCAAAAACACTTTATCCAAAATTAGATATTGAACTACCAAATGGTGATTTTATAAATGTTATATTAGATTCTCTTCAAAAGATTAATTTAATTATACCATTTAAACAATACAAAATCAATAAGATAAATAGTTATTTAAAGAAAGGAATATCTCAAAAGAAGATTCAAATGATGGATGAAAAAGGATTATTTAATGTTCAATATAAAAAATATTATGAAATAGAAAAACAATGTATTATATGTGCTCGTTTATTCATAAGTATTCAGACAATCATACCTTATTTAAAATCCACTAAAAGAATAGTTCAATTTGATGAAATACAAGGATTACAATTTTTTGCTGAATTATTAAAAGATTTAAATGCTAAATTATTAGTAAATACTGAAAATGTATTAAGTATGTATAGAATCAGTTTAAGAAAAATATATGATGAATTTAAGTCTTATTTATATATAAAACAAGCATTTACTGAAAAAAAGAAATATTTACATTCATTAAAAAGAGATTTAATTATTTCAAAAAAGGTTGAAAATGAAGAACGAATACATTTCAATGAAGAGCCTGAAAAAATAAATGTAGATAAAATGTTTCAAGAAATGAAAACAATAAATAATATAAATAAATTCTATCAATTGTATAACTCTGTTAAAAACAGAGAATTATGGAATATTCAAAAAATAAAAGATATTATTCAAAATATAATTGAAAAAAAATCGATGAATAGTATTGATTTAATTGGTGGTTTAGAACGTTCATGTTGTGCTCAAGATATTAGCACGTATAATGATTTTTATGAATATTTTCAAATAATAGATGAAGAACAAAATATTATGAAATATATTAAAGAAGCGAATGAATTAAATAATCTAATACAACTTAAACTTAATTCAGGTTGTTATCATCGTAAAGTTGTATTTTCAAAAGATTGGTTTTGTGGAGTACATAATCCTATTATTGTATATGATGGAATACATGCTTCTGAAAAATTAAAAATGTCATTATTTTTACAATATGTAGATGAAGGATTCTACAAAGGAACACCAAGAGATTATATTCAAGAAATGAATACAAAAAAAGACATTAAATCAGGAAAAACAATAGAAGAAATTAAAAATAATGATTATACAATTGAAGAAATGAATGAACTACTTAAAGCAATTGAATTAAATAATATGAGATTAATTAAAAAAAATGAATATATTCCATTATTTGATATTGAAACAAAAAAGGAATTAAAAACAAAAGCATTAAATGGTATTTATATTCAACAAAATATTTTGATACAAAATATTAAAAATATACTCAATAAAAATAGTGATTATGAAGAAAAATATAAATTTATGTTTTCACATTTTGAAAGTTTAGATTTAGATAATAAATCAGAAAATAAATCAACAAAAGAAAAACTTCAAATAAATAATGAAATTTATAATAAAAAATTAGAATATTTTAAGAAGGTATATTTAAAACTCAGTAGATATATATCAATTATTCAAAATAATTTTGAATTTGATAAAGATAAAAAATTAAATGTTATTGTTAATTCAACAAAAAGAAATGAAATGAAAATATTAATTAATGAAGAAAATTCAAAATTAGATGAATTTTTAGAACCATCTATTATTGAAGATTTTCGAAAAATAAAACTAAGTTATAGTGTTCAAGAAATAAATTCAATATATGGAAGAAATAATATTTATTCTGTTAATCAAAATAAAATATTGAAATACAGTGATTTTACAAATGAAAATGCATATCAAGTAGTGATGTATATATTATTTGAACAGATGAATAAATTATTTCAAAGTAAAAAAAATGAATCCGAAGAAATAGTATTGGCTCTTAAAAATAAACATAATATTATTATTGCTCAATTTTTAGATATAATATTAAAAGAATTTCAAGAAGATTATGACTTATTTAATATATGCAATCGTTTTAATGAATTTGAACATTTAGATGCTCAGTTTTATAATGCTTATCAATTAACGATTATGACTTCAGATGAAAGTATGCAAATGAAAGATTATTTAAAACAAAGAAGTGAAAATATTGGTATTTCAAATGACACACAATATATTGAGTCTGATATTGAACAACAATCATATGATAAAAGAAAAAGTTTAATAGATAGCATTGATGAAAATAATCCTTTGTATAAAAAAATACAAGAAGAATATGGACAAATAGATGAAAATACAGATTTAAGTACATTAGAAGAAATTCAAGAAAAAATGAAAGAGGAATTAGGTGAAGATGAACCAGAAAATATAATTGAATATGAAGGGGATGATGTAATAGATGCTGGAAGTGAGTATGGTTCATTAAGTAAATTTGAATTTGATAATTAAATAAATAAATTATATAAACATTTTATATCTTTTACATATATAGATGAAGGGTAAAATTCATTTAGAATATTTATATAATAAATATTTATTTATCATATTAATCATTATATTATTTATATCTATCATATTATTATTTAATATAAGGAATGGTTATATTAGAAATGAAGAATTCATAAATAAACAAATAGTAATTGATAAAAAAAAAGAAGAAAAATTACAATTAAGTTGTACTCAAGAAGAAAATAAACTAATATGTAAAAATGCACTACCTCAAAAAGAAATTATAAAAACAAATTATCCACCATTAAATTATGAAAAAGGATTAGGTAATAAAAAGAGTGATGGTTATATAGAATTTAATAATCATTTTACTAAGAAACCAGATGTGTATACACAATCTATAATCGATGAAGAATTTTTAAAAAATGAAAATGCATTAAATGTAGATGTATATAATGTTTCTCAAAAAGGTTTTTACTATAAAAAAAATATATTAGAAAGTGATGGAGAAACAGGATTAACGGGTCTTAGTCCAGATGATAAAAATAATTTTTCTTGGTTTGCACTATAATTCTTCAATTAATTCTTTCCATTTTTCTGAAACATGTTTATAATATTGTTTATTTGCATAATTATAACCATCATGTTGTAATCTGTTTTTTTCTTGTTCATTATCTATAAAAGATTTAACTTTTAAGGTATTTTTTTCTATAAAATTATTATCTGTTGGATGTCCTTCTAAAATCAATCCCCTATTTTGTATGGTTTCTTTTAGTGCCCCATATGGATTATAAATACAAATACAACCATGATATTGGGCTTCTAATGCAATATTACAGAATGTTTCTAAAAAATTACATGTATATAGTAAAAATTCTGACTTTAAAAATTCATCAAATAAAATTTGTTGATTGCTTGTATTATAAACAGTTATGTTTTTTATTTTTTTTATTTTTTCAAGTATTTGTGCTGTATAATTATTTGAACGAAAAATACAAGCACTTATTTCAGCATCTTCCTTTTGAAGTTCTTCAATAAAATCTAAAAAAAATGTTAAACCTCTTACTGGTTCACTACAAAACATAAAACGTTTTTTAATTCTTTGTTGATTTATTTTATTTAAATCAATGGGTTTATTTTTTAACAAACCATTCCCAATAATTTCTATTTTATGTTGAGGTATTTTATTTTCATAAAACGCATTAAAATATTCTTGATGAAAATTACTAAGAACAATATACTTATCAATAATTGGATCAATATTGATTAAGAAATTCTTTCCTTGTTTATCAAAATGAATACCTTGATAACCAGTATGACCAATTAAATCTTGAACCCATATAAATGTTTTTTTTGCTTTATTCATAAAATGTATAAAAAAATGTAAGTAACGATTAATAATAAGAATATCAATAAATGGAATTGTATCATAATTCTGACAATCAATATAATATATATTGTCATGAATAATTTCTTCATTTTTTGATTTTAAATTCCAAACTAAAATATAGATTTTATAGTATTTACTTAAATATTTACATAAATGAATTAGATTTTTTTCTGAACCATAAATATTTTTATTTTGATAATTAATACCATTAAATGAGTCTCCAGTATAACCAGAATAAAAACAAATACTTTTCATTTTTAAACAAATTTAATAAATTGATTTTAAATAACTTAAAACATAATTACTAAATAAATATAGATTCGTAAAATATAAAAACAAAAATGCCAGACAAGATCGATTTAAAATTTCATCTAAATAAAGATTTACCAATATCTACTAAATTAAAAAGAGATTATTTAAAAGAACAAGTTAAATATTTAAAAACATTGCCTAATCATGAACAGAAATCAAAAGAATGGTATGAAATGAGACAGACTATGTTATCGGCAAGTGATTGGGGAACTATTTTGGGTGTTAATAGTTATGCAAAACCTGATTCTGTCCTTTTAAAAAAGTGTGGAGAAGAATCTTTTTTTCCTAAAGTCGCAATGAGTGCAATGGCATGGGGAAATAAATATGAAGATGTTGCTATTTCAATTTACGAACATCGCAATCAAGTAAAAGTATATGAATTTGGGTGTATTCGACATCCTTTTATTGACCATTTAGGAGCATCTCCAGATGGAATTACAAACGAAGGTGTAATGTTAGAGATTAAATGCCCAGTAAGTCGTCAAATAACCGGAGTACCTCCAGAATATTATTGGTGTCAAGTACAAGGTCAATTAGAAGTATGTGAGTTAGACCGTTGTGATTTTTTAGAATGTAAATTAAAAGAATATGATGATGAAGCTGAATATTTAGCGGATCATTATCAAGGTAACTATGAATTAAATGAATATGGTCATGAAAAAGGTATTATAGCATGTTTCTATATTGTAAAAGAAGATAAATATAAATACTATTATGGTCCAGTCAATGTTACTGGAAGTAAATTAGAAGAATGGAAAAAGGAAATACAAGAATTACATGAAAAAAAAGATGGATCTATGAAAGAGAAGATTCTTTTTTCTGGTTTTGATTATTGGTATTTAGAAGAAGTTTCATGTGTACCTATTTATCACAATGGAGAATGGTTCAATGATGTAAAATTTAAATTATCTGATTTTTGGGAAGAAGTATGTTATTATCGTGAAATGGGTTTAGACTTTTTAAAAGAAACATTAAATGATCAAAAAGAAGAGAATAAAAGATTAAAAGAAGAAAAAAAAGAAACAAAAAAAAAAGAAGAAGATGAAAAGAAGCAAAGGAAGATTAAGGATTTTATAAATTTAAATGATTTAAATAAATCTAAAACAGAAGAATTAGTGGATGATGATAAAAAAAGTGATACAAGTTCAGTTAATTCAAATAAATCTCAAAAAAAGAAGAAACAAAAACAAGATGAAGATATAAATATTGATATAAATATAGATTTTAATAAATATTTTCAATAAATATTTTTAATAAATATTTTTAATTTGTTATTACCATTTTATTTTGAACATGTGAAAACCATTTAGTAGTTGAAGGTTTATTACTAACAACGCGTCTCATAGATGGTTGAGTATTATCATGATTAATTAAAGGAGGATTACAAATAAAAATATTTGATGTTTGAAATAATTTATTTTTAATATGTTGGTCAATATTACCAGAAATAGGTAGATTATTTTCTATTAATTTTTGTAAAAAATTATAATGAATCAACATTGCATACATTCCTGTATTATGTGTACTATTTGAGTCATTCATAATATTTGGTACCAATAAATTATTACTATATTTTTTGCCATTTATATTACTTGCCCCTAAATATAAAATATCCCATTTTGATGGAAGTTGATTTAAATATACTGTAAGTTTATTAGAAAAATCTTTTGGTATTTTAATATCATCTTCAAAAACGAGTATATTTTTTTTATGTTTAATTGCTTCTTTCCATAATGATATATGAGACATACTACAGCCAATAGCACCAACCATCATTTTATTTTTTTCATTTAATATATTTTTTTGAATTAATTTATTAAAATCCAATTTACTTCCGTCAAATGCATTCCATCGAATAAAAGACAAATGTGCATCATTCATTTCTTTTGTTATATTTTTTAATCTGTCTTTAGAACGATCTAAATTAATAACGTAAGTTTGATAATTAATATTATTTTCAAATTTTTCTTGAAAAATAAATTGATTTAATATATAAAATATTAAAAATATTAATAATATTAATAATATATAAAAAACACTATTCATAATAATAAAAAAGAAAAAAATATAAAATACAAAATACAAAATATTTATTATTTTCCACCACCAAAAAATGTTCCTTGAGGACCCACTTGATTGAATAACCAAAAGTTTTCTCCACAATTTCGTGGTATTGTTGCTAATGTTGGCCAACTTTGCGGTTGTAATGGCATTTTCATGGGTGACCATATTGTTCCCGGATCATATGCATCACATTTTGTATCATTTTTATTTGCTTTTTTCTTATCATCTTCTGAATAATAATATATTCCATCATTGTCCCAGTCTTGTGGTGGTGTTTTTGCTGGATATTGTCCTTTCCATTTAGGCTCTTGATCAAGTGAAGGCCAAGAGTTATATTTTTTAGATTTTTCTAAATAAGGATTATTATTTGTTTGAATACCAACATATTCTAATGACATATCAGTAATTCCAGAAAATCCCTGTTCATCTATATTCATTTTTTTATTATTAAAATTATTTTTTTCATAATTTACAATAAGTGTAGAGTTTTGAATATTAATTTGATTTAAATAAAAATACTCAGCAGGTAAAGCATCATTTTTATTTATACCTCCATCATTTAATCCTTTATTTTGTGTTGGAATGACATTTAATGGTAGTGGAATAAGTTGATCAGCACTTGGAAAACCAATTAAATAATCAGTAAATATATATTTTTTTTGCTTAATACCAAATTTATATAATTTATTTTTTTTAGGAAATTTAATAATATTAATCAATAATTTAATCTCGAAATAATTTTTTTTGTCCCACAAAAAGAGTTCATATATATAATTAGCATTGTTTTGTTGATCTGTATATATTTTAACATTACCATAATTGGTTTTAGCAAAATTATAATAATTATCTTGATTGATAATTAATAAAACATATTTTGTAATTATATCTAAATCTCTTCTTAATTTATCATCTGTTGTACTAATAGTATAAAATGTATAATTAAGTGGAGCTTTTAATTCAACTTTTTCTTCATTTACACCCTGAAGTTTTTCATATAAACGATCATAATTAAATTGATTTATATTTTCAACACGATAATTTGGATCGCTACTTACTCTTTTATTTAAAAATTTTTTTACAAAATTAGGAGTATTTTTTTGACTATTTATTGGATTAAATGTTTCATTATTATTTTCTTCATCTTGATAATTATTTTTCATTTGAAAACCATAAATAAATATAGAAATTAAAATAATGAATATAACTGTATAGATAAAGATTATTCTTTCCATATATATTAATATTATTTTATTTTTTAAAAAAATTTCTTTTAGAAATCTTCTTTTTCTCTTGAAATTTTAAATCAATTTTATATTCATTTCCATCAATTCTTTTTAAAAAATCAATTTTTTCAATATTAGAATGGGTTTTTGACAAATGAATAGCTTTTTTTAAAACTTCATTGTTTTGTAAAATTTCATTTAAACAATCAAAACTATCATCTATAAGTATATATTTTTTTCGAGCTAAAAAATTAATAATATGTTCTTTTTTAGTATCAATATCAAGTTCAAAGAAATTAATATGTTCTTGTTCAATATTTAATTTAGAATTTTTAAAAATATCTTCTTTTTCTTTTCTACTTTCATGACCTATAAAATCATTTTTATAAATTCTCATATAATTTTCATAATCTCTCATTTCTTGTGATTTTATTGTTTCTTTTAATGGTTTTTTTATTTCTTCAATATGAAAATTATACTTATTTTCATTTTGTAAATTGATTGAATTTATATTTTCTATATAATTATTTAAATAATGATCAACATTCATATATATTATTATTAATTTAGTCTTAAATTAAAAAATGCAAAAATATGTTTAAAAAAATTATATATTAGGTTGTCCACATGAAACTTCAGTTCGACAAACAGGACATTTATTACTATAGTTTTTTAGCCAATTTTCAATACAATCATAATTAAAAAAATGATTACAAGATAACCTAATAATTCTTGAATCATCATCAATAATTGTTTCTAAACAAATATTACAAGTATGTTCTTTATCTAATGAATCAAACTCAACTTCATCTAAATTATTAAATTCTTGGTCCGTTAAAGAAACAATAACATTTTCATAGTTATTTATAGGAATATCATCAGGATCTTGAATTATTGTATTATTATTATTTAATGTTTGCAATATTGTATTACGAATTATATTTTCTAAATTATTATTATTATAAATGTTATTTGTATTATCATTATTTAATTCATTTATTAATATATTTTCATTATCATATTCTATATTATTATTTAAATTATAATTATTATTAAAAACATGATTAATTTCTTGATTAATTATATTTTGAAATTGATTTAAAATATTATTTTGTAAATTATTTTGTAAACTATTTTGTAAACTATTTTGTAAACTATTTTGTAAATTATTTTGTAAATTATTTTGTAAATTATTTAATTCAGAATTTTGTTCTGGAATAGATTGGTTAATATTATTTATTTGAAACATTGGATGATTAAAATAAGTAAGATAATTTATATTTTGATTATTTTCTAACCACATTTGATATTTATTAATAATCTGATTATTTTGAATAACATTATCATTTTCATCTCTTCTTCTATCATAAACTTGAGAATAATCTATTTTAGTGACTTCATATTTTTCTAAGAAAGTTTTAAATTTCATTTCAAATGGATTTTCTTGACAACCCATGATATATTCATTATTGTTGATAAATAGTTTAGTATATTCAATACTAAAAATCATCAAATTAAATTTATTTAAAATATATTCTTGTAAAAATCCTAAACTATTATTAATATTAAATTGAATTATATGAATATTTTCATTATATTTTATTTGAATTGGAATTGAATTCATTACTAATAATGATTCGTAAAATAATTTTATATTCATTAAAAATAATTTTCTAAATTCCAGCAAAATAATGAACTTTGAATATAAGGACTATTTACATTATTTTTATCAATTATTTCTAAATAATAAGGTTCTATACCTTTATTATTAAATAAATCATGGATATTTGGACATGCATATTTAGAAGTATCTTGACAATTAACTTTTTTTAAATTTTGACCACATGAATCACAAGCACCTAATGTATCAAGGTCATTAAAACATTTTCCTTCTTCTTCTTGACATTTTACACAATTATCATAATTTTTTTTTCGAATATAAAGTTTTGTACAATCTTCATAACTTCCTTTTAAAAAGCATTTTTTTAAATCTTCTTTAGATTTTAAAATATTAATTTTATAAATTTTATTATTATTTTTAGCGTTTTTAAGTAATAATAAATTTGCTTTTTTACGATTTAAAGTAATAAAATTTTCAATTTGTCTATTTTGTATCATTAATAGAATTAAAATAAATAATAAAAGTAATAATCCAAAAATAAAAAGATTATTCATATTAATAAAAGATATATTTTCGAAAAATAATATGGATTTTATAAACTATTTTTACAAAAATTATTTCTTGGATTAATTGGCATTTTGCATTGTCCTATTCCCATTGAAATACAATTTTCACATGTATTGGTAAATATATTATGACATTTTAATTTATTACTACATGACATGCATTTTTTAAATTTATCCATTTGTATTTCATATTGATTACATAAATCTAAATCGCAATAATCATCACAATTATTTCTATGATATTTCTTATTTATTTCACTTAAATCATAATCTACTTCATTATAATCTTTTATTGTTTGATAACCAATAATTTTATTTTGATTTATTAATATTTGATAACAAAATATCATAACAAATATGATTGTTAATAAAATAATACAAAATGTAAATATATTCATAATAAATACAATTATTAAAATTTATTTTCACAAATACAATTATTAAAATTTATTTTCACAAATACAATTATTAAAATTTATTTTTTAAATAATTTAATAATCTATTTAAAGTTATATGAATAAATATATTTAATATAATAAAATGAGTGAAGTTAAAGATAAAAAACCAATTTCAGCATACCAGCAACTATATGGTATTCTTAATTCTCTAAAGACAGAAGATATTTCATTAAATGAAGCAATGAATAAAATTCAACTAAAAGAAACAAGACCAACACGTCCTTATTGTAAAGTAACAGGAAGTGGTGCTCTTGCTTTATATGGTGTATCTAAACAGCCTATGGTGATGTACGCAGAACAATGGAATAAGTTAATGAAGGTAATTAAAAGTGGTTATATGGAAAATTATATTAAATATAATGAGTCTCGTCTTAAATATAGAAAAATATATAAGAAGAATGAAGAAGAAGAAGATTATGATGAAGATATTATCCCATTAGAACAAGTAGAACAACTCGAAGAAAGTAATAATTAAATATTAATTAGTTTAATTTAATTCTAATAATTCATTGAAAACCAAATAATAAGAACTAATACCAATTAATATAATAATAATTAATATTAATAAATTATCATTTAAAATATCACCATTCAAAGCTTTCATTAAAAAATCTTTATCAGGTTGCATTGCATGAAAAATAATTTGAATAACAAATAGGATTACAATTATTTTATAGGAATCTTGTAAAAAATCTTTATAGTTTTCATTCATATCTAAATTTATATTTATAATTGCCATATATTATATTTATATATTTTTTATGAGATTTTTCTTTAGATTTTTATATAGATTTTTATATAGTTGGTTGCGTATTTTTTTACTTAGAACTTTATTATTTATTATTAATAAATGGCTTCTCCCAATGATTTAATTAACATGATTATGAATAAAAAAAACAATTCAAAAGCAGTGGAAGATAAAGAAGAAAATGAATTAAATCTTGAGGATAGACTTTATTTAATTACTAAACAAATGGATAATAATTTAAAAACTCAAATTTATAAGAATTTAATTGATAATCAAAATTTATTGGTTGATAATAATAAATCATTCGTAAATGATTATGTTTACAATGATGTAGAATTTTTACAAGACCATTATTCAAATAGTGAAAATGGATTATTTAATAAACTTAATTTTTGTCAAACTAAAATGGGAACATTATTATTTGAAAAAATTCTTATGAAACCCATCCATGATATTAAAATTTTAAAAAAAAGACAAGAATATTTATCAAAGGTAGATAATCAATTTGAAGAATTAAAAAATTTATTTAGTAAAATAAAAGATATTGAAAATGAATTAGTATGGTTTTGGGATGATGCAAGTCTAAAGCATATTGATATGATGGATGATATGATTTATTTTAATTGGAATTTTCTACCAATTGTTAATATTAATGATCAATTAAATAATAGTTCTGAAGCATTATTAGTAAGTAATATTTATAAAATTGTATTATCTCCTGTATTAACATGTATCACACCTATCATTACTCTTATTACACCCCTTATATTGATGTTATGGTTTAATAAAAAAATGGATTCAAATATAAGTTATAAAACAATTATTTTTAATTATTTTAAAACCTTATGGAGCAATGATACAATGAAAGTATTAATACAAAACCCTACAAAAGCATCACTTGCTTCATTATTGACAAAAGGACTTTATTTATTTATGTATTTTCAGAATATTTATTATAGTATTCAATCATCATCAAATACAAATAAATTAATTAATATTATTCATGAAAAAATGAATAAAATGACGCAATATATAGATATATCAAAAAAAATAGAAATATGTTGTAGAGCTTGTGGATTAGAAAATGTAAATGAATTTTTAGGGTATAATGATTTGTCAAAAGATAATCATTATTATAAAGAAAATTATTTTTATCATGATGTATTTTTACAAGAACCATCATTATTTACAAACAAAGGAATAATATTAAAATTATTTAAACAATTCCGTAGTTATAAGATGAAAATCATTGATATATTTCAATATAATGGAATAATCGATGTATTATTATCTATTCAATCTTTATTAAGAAATTCGAATGAAAATTATCCTTTTATATTAAGTAAATACAAAGAATCTAAAACACCAATATTAAATATAAAAGATATATGGCATCCTTATTTAGTAAATGATAAAGTAGTAAAAAATTCAATTAAAATGAAAAATAATTTATTAATTACAGGACCTAATGCCGCAGGTAAGTCTACTTTTATTAAATCTGTAATTATTAATATATTGCTATCACAGACAATAGGTGTGAATAGTTGTTCATATTTTGAAATTAGTCCTTTTCATTTAATTGAAACATATCTACATATTCCAGATGTTAAAGGAAAATCATCTTTATTTGAAGCAGAAATGTTTCGATCAAAAGAATATATAGAAAAAATAAAGGAATTGAATGAAAATGAATTTTCATTTATAGTACTGGATGAAATATTTTCATCAACAAATTATATAGAAGGATTTTCTGGTGCTTATTCAATATTAAAAAATGTAAGTAGTTATCAAAATACACTTTTTATTGTCACAACTCATTTTACTGATTTGGAAATATTAGAAAAAGATACTAAGGGAAAAATAGAAAACTATAGATTTACAGTTGACTATGATGAAAATAATGAAATTCAATTTAATTATTTATTAGAAAAGGGTGTTAGTAATCAATATATTGCTTTAGAATTGTTAAAGAAAAATGGTTTTGATGAAAAAATATTAGAGGATGCTTTTCAAATTTCAAGAAGAATATCTAAGTCAAAAATAAAAAAATTTAAAAAAATAAAAAATAAAAATAAAAAATAAAAAGAAAGAATAAAATAAATATTAATAATTGTTGAGTTTTCTTTTTTCTATAATTTGTGAAAATTTCATTGTTTGTAATTTTCACTATATTTATTTTTTGAATATTTTTTATAGTATCTACATTATTTTGGTATTTAACAGTTAAATCATTATAAACAGGTTTAAAGTTACTCATATATGTAAGTCTTATAATTTTTTCGTTTAAATATTCTTTAAAATATATAGGATTATTTTAATATTATGTTATTTAATTTAATTACAATTACATTACTCATACTTCTTACTATTATTTTAGTTATGTTATTTTTTATTTCAAGTGACTCAAGAAGAAATAAAAATAATATCAATATTTGCGAAAGCAATGTATTATCTTTAAAAGACAAAATACATCAACTTGAAGAAAAAATAAATCAGATGAGTGTTCCCTCTGGACAAAATAACTTAGAAAATATACTTAATCAGTTTTCTTCTATGAATAATCAATTTTTGGATAGTAATGAACTTATTTCACCATTAGATGATTCGAATGATAGTGATGAAGACGATGATGACGATGATGATGATGATGATGACGATGATGATGATGATGATGACGATGAAGAAGATGATGATGACGATGATAACGAAGAAGATGATGAGGATGAATCAGATGACGAGAACCAATCAGATAATGATGAAGAGTCAGCTAATGAAGAGTCAGCTAATGAAGAGGAAATAGAAGTGAAACCAGAATCATTCTCATTTTTGACAAAAGAAATTGATTCTGAAGATGAAATATCTATAGAAAAAAATAATGAAGTTATTGATATTATGAAAAAAACAATGCCTTCTATGGTTAAAGAAGAAACTGAAGTGAACTTATCTAAACCTTCTTCGAATGCAAAAAAATATCCTAAAATAAGTCTTTCAAAATTAGAAGAGGATCATGTTGAAGTAGGAACAGATAATAGTACTCAATATGTTGTAACTTTGAATAAACTTGGTAGAAAATTTTGGAAAAAAGTATAATGTATAAATTATAAATTATAAATTAAAAAATTAAAAAAACTTTTTTTTAAATATAATATCTTTATTATAATTATATGAATTGTAATAAAACAAGTAATAATAAATATTTTGATTGTCCTGCTCTTATGTCCGATGGACGTATTATGACCGATTATCGCTCATCAACTACTTTAAATGATATGATACGTCTAAATAATGATACAAAATCAAGTTATGATTATCGTCAATTTTTAATTCATAATGGTCAAAATATTATGAAAATCAATGAAGATTTTATTACTAATAAAAATAGTTGTAAAAGTGGTCAATTAATAGAAGTACCTTTTGCAAAGGTATGTAATTATAATACAGAAATAGGAACTTGCATGAAAACAAACCAAAGAATGGGATTGGGTCTTATGAATCAAGTAGATCCAAATATTAATACATGTGGTGTTAATCAAGGTTCAAAATGTTATTTTAATGATGCCGAAAAAATGAATGTACAATCTGATTTTTATAATGGTATGAACTCTCAATTTAGTCAATTTTCATCTTACAATTAATTCTTTTACTATATACTTAAAACATTAATAATAATTAATTATTATTCATGGAAGTCTTGAAAAACTATAAGAAATATCAAGAAAATAGAAATACATTAATAACACTTTATTTTTATGAAATATCTAAAGAAAATGCGTTGAATTATATTCAAAAAGAAATCAATAAGTGCTCAACTATTCAAAATACATCAATTAAAAATAAATTAAATAATCGATTATATCAATTACAACTAAAAACAGAAAAAATAAACGATGATACTTTATTATCATGTATTTATTTATTACATGATGAAATTATTGAACATAATTTTAATATTCACGAAAAACAGGTTTTCATTGATTATAAACTAAAACCTATATCTATTTGGTATGAAGAAATATTTATAATAGAATATTTAATAGATTTATTTTATGATTTTGATTTTTATTATACTTGTAGTATTCAAAAAAATTATTTTGATTTAAAAAAATTAAATAATACAAAAAATAAATATTTAAATCGTATCAAATTTTCAAACGAAAAAACACTGATTGAAAATATAAATTTAACTATTGATGAACATAAAATAAATGAAATATACATACATAGTAATACCAATTTAATTAAAATATTAATAAGTGAAAAAAATAAAAAATACATATGTTTTGAACAAGAATTAGATGATGAAAGAATAATTATATATATAAAAAATAATACATATGAAAAAAATAATCAACTTTTAGAAAAAAGATTAAATGAAATGAATAATCAAAATACCAATTTAGATTTATTTGTATTTGGGCGATTAAAAAAAGAAATATTAGAAGCAATAGAGTGTTTCTCATTAAAAGAATTGTATATTGAAGAAAGAAAAATAGAGATATTACAAGAATCTTTAGACGATTCCTTTTTTAATTTTAAGATAATACCCATTGTGTCATTAAAAGACGGTGATATTGCTTCTAAATTTATAAATGATTATAAAGGATTGATGGGAATTAAATATTTTTAATTCATAATTGTTATTTTTATTTTGTTTTTATATGTGTAAATTTATATTATGAGTGACGTAAAGGCATACTTTAGTAGTACTGAGCCGAAAGAAGCAGTTGCTGGATATCAGAAACTTTACCGTTAGTCAAAAGAAACGAATATACTTTTTCGTCATCACGAAACCTGTATATATCACTAGACTTCTCCATCTCCAACAACGGCATTATTTTAATAGATGTGTCTCCGTTAAATATTTTAAGATTAACATAATATGTTTTCCAGTCATCTGATGAATACAAAGAATGACTTCTAGCCAGGCTCACTACTTCTACATTTTGACAATTTATTGCATCTTCCACAAGTTTTACAACTTCTTGTAATGATAGATGAGAGCTCATGATCAAAGTTTAACTAACTTTTTAATTGTACAATAGATAATATTTATTCAAGTATCGATTTTTTTTTATTATAATTATAATTATATTATATGTATATGATTATTAACAATCATATATCTGTGTATGTAAGATAAAAATTTTATTTTTCAAAAATTTTTTTGATATTTTTTTATCTATATGTTGTACTTGTGTATATTTTAATTGATTTACACCTTTGCACATTTAAAATATTATAAATATTATAAATTTTATTATATATATTTATAATATTTAAGTGAGTTTTAGTTTCTTTATGTTTTTCAAATAATGATTCTGATAATACACCAAAATCACATAATTCACAATAATATTTATATTGCTCTTTTCTTTCTTCTTTTGTTGAATGATTATAAAGGATTAATGGGAATTAAATATTTTTAATTCATAATTGTTATTTTTATTTTGTTTTTATATGTGTAAATTTATATTATGAGTGATGTAAAGGTTTAATGCTCCCTTCGGATCAGTTGAATATTGACAACTCTATTGTTAATCAGCTGAAACGAATATATGTTTCCATTGTCATCACGATACATGTATTTAGTCAGACCTTTCACCATCTTCATTATCTTTATATCATTGTTTGCATAAAAAATTTCCCGATTATTTTCTTGTTCAAGATGCTGTTCTCGTGACATATTAAAAGTTCTACTTATAGCCAATGGTGACGCTTCACCATGATTTATTCTATCTTCCACATCTTCTATAATATTTTCTAACGTTGGAGTGCTCATGATCAAAGTTTAATTGTATCAATAGATAATATTTATTCAAATAAATAATATTTATTCAAATAAATAATTCGATTTTTTTTATTATAATTATATTATATTATATGTATATGATTATTAACAATCATATAACTGTGAATGTAAGATAAAAATTTTATTTTTTAAAAATTTTTTTGATATTTTTTTATCTATATGTTGTACTTGTGTATATTTTAATTGATTTAAAAAATGAATCATATCATCTAATTTCTTATATATATTTTTTTTGTTAAAACATTTGTTTTCAAATAGTAAATAATTCATATAACTTAAATAATCAATAAATGCATTATCTAATTTATTTAAATTTTCTTGAGAATTTATTTTATTAAATTCTTGTTCATATTTTACAAGAATTTTTCTAACTTTAAAATAATCATCATCATTGTTTAGAAAAAACATACTTAGTGTGATATTTTATAAATGAATATGTAAAGTAATCGAATCTATTTCTTAGACGATTTACGAAATATATTTTCAATACTATAAATGGTTGACCTAAATATTTCTTTGTATTTTTTTTTATCATAATTATCTACTTCTTTCATACTATTCAATGTAGCAATGGCATGATCTATTTTTTTATATACATTTTTATGAGTTAAATGTTTGTATTCTTCTAAATAAAGTAAATAAGTTAAATAACTAATATAATGAATAAATTTATCATCTAATATACCTAAATATCCATAATAAGTTAAATTAGTAGAATGTAATAAATTTTTCTCACATTCTACTAATTTCTGTTTAATTGCATTATACTCTTTATCTCTTAAAATCATCATCTTTGTAAATATTAATAAATATTGTAAAAAATTCAATTTTTAATTATAATTATACACGTTAAACAACTGATTCAGGAAATATTTCTTCTTGAATTTCTTGAGCACTTTTAAAAACTTCTTCAATAAGATTTATATGTTCATACAAACTTAAAGTCCAAACACTATCATGATGTATTTTATTTCTCATAAAATTACCAACATTTAACATCATGAGATTTAATACTTCAAAAACAGTTGTTTTTTTGACATAATTATATTCTTGAGATAAAAGTTTATTTTTAATAAAACCCATAAAATCTATAAAATTTTTATGAAGTTCATTTTGAAGTTCACTTTTTCTAAATAGTTGTTCATTTAATTCTAATTCTTGTATATTATTTTTAATATCTAAATAAAAAGTATCTTGGAAAAACAATACCATATTATGTATATTTTTATAAAAAAAAATATAAAAATAAATTCAATTTTTATTTAAATTATATTTGAATAAAAAAATATTATTAATATATAACATGAGTCTTAATTCTTTTGCAGGATTAAATTTTAACGACCCACAATTACAAAATATTATCGATTATAGAGAAAAAAATATGTGTCCAGAATGGAAACAAGTTAATCGTTATTTACCAACATGTGATGTGAATATTATGAGCAAAGATAGTTCATTTTTACTTAATGGAACTCTTAAAGGAGATTTATTAAAATTATCTCAAGCTAATTCTGTTTATGTAAAATATTGGGCAGCAAATATTCCAAATTATAATAGTAATTTTTCAGGAAGTGGTTTACCTTTCCCAACTGAAGAAATTGCTTTTGAAAATACAGTTAATCTTGGTAAAGTTCAAGTATTAAGAGGTAATTTTTCTTTTAGTATGCGTTATCCTAATAGTTATTATATTAATATGGGTGCAACTTATGTACCTCCTGAAGTTCAAATACAAGTATGTGATGAAAATAATAATAATGTAAGTGATGTTCAACATATTAATCTTGGACAAGGAATACCTTTTAGAACACTTACATGGCCCAATCAACGTAATTGGAATAATGGTGCAATGTTTTATAATGTACCAAATTTACCAGTACGTAATCAAGAGCAAATATTAAAGGATTCAGCATATCCTAAAGTAAATGTTATGCCAAAAAATTTCTGGGGAACCAAACCTCCTATGTAATTTAATTTACTTTTTTTTTTTTCTTATTTAATAACATGAATTTAAACTATTCAATAGTGTTGATGTTTTTAATCAGTTTTATAATACAGTATTTTGTAATGAGTTATATTATGAATTATAATTTCTTATACATCAATAATAATTTAGGAAAAATATATTTATCCATAATAGTAGCATTATTATTTGTTTTATATGATGTATTTTTATATGATTTAGAACATAAAACGATACATAAATATCATTATATCATTACACTTTTATTATTAATATTAGTTATTGTATTATATAGAACACAATATGGTATTAATATTAAAAATTATTTGCTTGATATAATTGAACATAATTCAATATTACTTCAAAAATCATATGATATAATTGATAAGACTCAAGATCCTGATATTAAAGAAGTAATAAAAGATATGGTCATTAAAGCAAAACAAGAAATATATAAGATTGATCAAATTATAGAAAATGAAGAAACATTGTAAAAAATTGATTTTAATATTTAAGAAAAATATATAAAGTAATAATAACGAATTAAAGATGGAGTGTAGCGTGTGTTATGAAGAGTGTATTGGAAGTCATTATTTATGTATTGAAGAATTAGAATCTAAGAAAAAATGTAATTTTCATGCTTGTATTAAATGCTATAAAAAATATTTATTAGAATCTTCTAAAGAGCCTCATTGTATGTCATGTAGAGTTATTATTTCATTTGAAAAACAACTTGAATGTTTTACGAAAGAATGGTTATTTGGAAAATACAAAAATCATCGTGAAGAACAATTAATGCAAATAGAAAAGCAACGATTTCCACAAGATTTAATAAAGATTGAAAATAGTAAAGAAATTAAAAAATTAGAAAAAGAAAGAGATATAATATTATTCCATTATGACAAAATAATAAAAGGTATTAGAGATGAAATGAACATTAAGTTAAGAGAAATAAATATTAAACTGAATGAAAAAAAAACAAAGAAAAATATTGTTAAATTTGATTACAATTATCAATGTCCTGATGAATCATGCAATGGTATATTGAATAATGAATTTATTTGTGTATTATGTGATAAGAAAACATGCAAGAAATGTTATACTATTAATGAAAATGAAGAAATGCATGAATGTGATCCTGAACAAATTGAAACGTTTAAAAAAATAAAAGAAGAAGCAAAACCATGTCCGTCATGTGGTGAATTTATTTCAAAAATTAGTGGATGTGATCAAATGTTCTGCATTACTTGTGGAACTTCTTTTTCATGGAAAACAGGAAATATTGAAAAAGGGGTTATTCATAATCCACATGCGCATCAATATTTTCAAAATAATCCTGAAGCAAGAGAAATGTATCTACATGGCGTTCAATGTGATAATAATGGCGCTTGTCGTAATCATTTACCTCAAATTTATTCTTTTCGCAGTCTCTTACCTGAAGATTTAAGAGTATCATTTACGTATATGCATAGAAAAGTTGCTGAATTTCGTAATTATTATCGAAATAATTACAATCAAATTATTGAAAATGACATATTTCAAGATGGAATTTTAAATGAGGACCTTAGATTACGTAAATTAAACAAATTTATTACTGATAAACATTTTAAATCTCAACTTCATGCTCGAATTAAAAAATATAATTTTAAAAAACAAATATATCCACATATTCGAAGTGCTTTTGATATTACCGAGTTATTTTTTTGGGAGATTAATAATACGAAAGGAACCAATCAAGAAATACATACTCGTATTAGGAATATATACCAATCTATACAAGATTTAATTAATGAAACGAATAAGAATATTTTAAATATTACTAATAGTTTTGGATATCAATCTAATATTAAATTAAATTATTATATGTCTGGATACCCATTTAAATAGTAACTTATATTTATTAAACAATTATAATATATGATTTATTGATTTACATCGTTGAACATTCAAAATGATCTAAAAAGCCATTATATATTCAACAGCTTAAAAAAATCACCATTTACGTAATGATATATTAAAAAACTTATTAATCCAAATAAAACATCAACCAATAAATATATCCAAGATTGTTTGTTACCTATAATAGCATTATAAGCAAATAAAAAATATAAAATAGAATGTATAGGTCTTAAATTATTCCACCATATTTTCTCTCCAAATACTTCATCGCCCGTTTTTCTGGATCCTGTTAAATATATATACATAAAACCTATAGCAGGTAGTAACGCCAAGTAACCTAAATATTTCAAATATTTCGTATTACTATATTTAGCAATAATAACTAATAGTGAACGAATTCCAATGCATCCGATTAAAAACATAAAAATTCTTTGTTGTAAATGATTCATTATATATTATAAGATATATTTATTAAATAAAAACGTACTCTATTTTGTCCCATTTTAAATCTTCAATGGTATAAATTTATTTATTTATTTATTTATTTATTTATTTATTTATTTATTTATTTATTTATTTATTTATTTATTTATTTTTTACTTCTTTTTTTAGAATAATTCTCTTTAATATATTCAATTTCATTTTGTTGTTCTTTAAGTGCTTCAATTAAAATAGAAACAATTTGTGAATAATTTACAGTTTTGATTATTTCTCCATTTTCTTCTTTTTTGTTAATTATAAATTCAGGATATACTTCCTCTAATTCTTGAGCAATTAAACCTATTTGTTTTCGTTCTCCTTTTTTAACTTTATCTTTCCAGTAATATGATACACCTCTTAGTTTTAAAATATTTTCTAAACTATTTTCCAAAGTATTAATATTTTCTTTTAGTTTTATATCTGACTCAGTGGATGAACTTGTAGAAGATAAATTACCTTCAATTGATACATCATTATTAAATGTAGAAACACCATCTACAACCAATGTATCTTGAAAGGTAGTTGCTCCAGATACATCAAAAGCACCTGAAACAAAGGCATTTCCACTTAATGTAGAAACACCATCTACAACCAATGTATCTTGAAAGGTAGTTGCTCCAGATACATCAAAAGCACCTGAAACAAAGGCATTTCCACTTAATGTAGAAACACCATCTACAACCAATGTATCT